CTACCGCCGCTGGCCCTTGCAGGCTGCTCCAACGGTATTCAATACCCACACCGAAAAATATGTTTATGCTGCCATTCCTCGCGATATGACGCTCACGGCTTCGGCATGGATAGTATTCCCGTCCGAACAGATAGACATCTACGGAAAGAATGAAAAAGAAGAGCAGATAGGCGACGAGAAGTACTACTACATATTTCTGCAGGGCATCATCACGTCGTCGGGCGATAACGGCACGGTGCAGCGCGACTGGAAGGAAGGTGGCAGAATAATATATGGCTACTTGTCTTCAGACGAAGCAATCAGTGCTATACCTAACGAAAGCGAGTGGTATAACTATTCTTCGGTAGATGGTATCGTGACCTTCCTCAAGGACATCACGATGAAGGCAGGCACCAAATTCCGCCAACTCTTCGCGAAGGCCCTCACTATCATGTCCGGAGGTAAAATAGCCTTTGAGAATCAAGGTGAGGTGAATGGAGTGGCCATTGATTCAACCCCCCTCGACTCTGTAGATAAAATTGTCACTCCCAACTATCTTGACAATAAGGCTCTGTCTAAAGTACATGAAGATGTAGCAAAAAAGGTAATAACCTTCATGGAAGGACTGACGGTTGGAATGGACAAGAAAAAAGGTATTGATGCGAAAGGTAACGCTGTGTTGGGCGATGTGGTACTTGACCGTGTGCGCGACCCCCACTCTACCGAGGCGGACCGAACTATTATCGGTGCACAGGGATTTGACCTATACATGGGAGAGGACGGCAAGAGCCACATGTACATTGACTACCTAACGACTCGCGTAAAGATGTTTGCAGCAAGTGCGGAGGTTAGGAAGGTGAGCTATTCGGGCGGTACAACTATCTTCTCGAACGCTGGCTCTACTATTATTAAGGTGGCTTACATATTCGACACATCGGGCTCGAAGGTGATAGCGTATAAGTGTTATGCTGCAGCTGATGACGGAACGACAAAGACTATGAACTGGTGGCATGTAGGCATGATGGCTCTATGCCAGACGTTTAATGTGAAGGCAGGCGAGACAGAGAATCTTGCCAACAGATACTACTGGCGCATGGTGGTTGGTGTTGGTCAGGAGACGTTGGAAGACGGTAAACTGTACGACTATGTTATGTTGTCGAACATGGCTACGTTTGTCGGTGGAGATAATGTTATACCGTCGTATTGCTCGAAGGTGATAGCCAAGAAGAAGGTGGCCCTTAAATGGGGTAACATTGCTGTTATGGTGGCACAGCAAGACGGTATGATGAGTATAGCATCGCTGTTTGCCGAACAGGAAGGCGGACGTACACAAGACGATGACAAGAACGAGATTGCGAGTCGTGTGTTCTACGGATATGACGAAGGAAGTGTGGCACCATTGGCTGGTGACGTGATTGTTAATGTGGGAGACCAGATACGTTGGAACTCGCGCGGCAATGTTATTAAGCTGACAACATCGACCGAGGACAACAGCTCGGACACTGCGCCTTCTATCACCATGTACCACGGCATTGGCGCATTGTGGGAGACGGGTAAGGTGGATGCCGACAAGCAGCCTGTGCGTAATCCGTTCCAATGGAAAACCGTGACGTGTGTAATCTCGCCTGAGCTTACAATGTTCAATACGGAAAGATTTAAATGGTTCTCGGGTACACCCGACAATCTTATAGACCCTATCACAGTGATGTGGGAGATTGTGCCTACATCGAGCAGCATTGTGCGCCACATAGCTAACCGTACGACTACGCCTACTGACCTTACCTTTACATTGGTAAAGCACACTGGCAGCAAGGCGGAGACAATAGCTGCCGAGAATGTTGTGTTCAAGGCAACAATCGAGTACCAAAACGGCAATAAACTGAATGATGCTCCCTTCAAGAATTTGGCCTCACTCGCAAGTCTGTACGACATGAAAAGCGTTAAGGTAGATGCTTATCTGAAGGAGGAAGTAAAACGTGTTGACGGACAGACGGAGACAAAGCAGACACTTGTTAAGACTACAAATGTAATTGTTACAAGCGACGGTAAGGAAGGTAGCAGTGGACGTGGTATCGTTAGCGTCAATACCTTTTATGCCTTGGGCGATAATCCGCTTGCTTCGCCAGTGAATACTGAATACAAGTATGATACTTTGTCGGCTGTGGTAATAAAAACCAATGCCGACAAATATGTTTGGAGCGCCGACAAGGTGACGTATAGTAATAACACTACAGAGTTTACTGGTAAGTATTGTGTGGGCAAGTGTGCTGACTTGACAAGTGTAACCGAGATGTGGGGTGTATCTAATTCGGCTACTGTAAAGCCTTCTGTTTGGTCGGACACTTACCCTAACGAGAGCAAGCTAACGCCAGGCACATATATCTGGAGTCGTGACGAGATTGTTTGGCTCGATGGAACAAAGACGTACAGCGAGGCTCAACTTGTAGGATATATAGGTACGAATGGAAATAACGGACGTGGCATTGATAGCGTCAACACATTTTATGCGCTTGGTGATAATATCACTACCTCGCCTGTAGACGCGGAATACAAGTACGATACTTTGTCTACGGTTGTAATTAAAAACAATGCAGACAAGTACGTGTGGAGTGCTGACAAGGTGACTTACAGCAACAAGACCGTGGAACTAACGGGTAAGTACTGTGTAGGCAAGTGTGCTGACTTGACAAGTGTAACCGAGATGTACGGCGTATCTAATTCGGCAACCGTAATACCTAAGGTATGGATATATAGCTATCCTACAACTGAGCAGCTAACGCCAGGCACATATATCTGGAGTCGTGACGAGATAGTATGGCTCGACGGAACGAAAGAGTATAGCGAGGCGCAGCTTGTCGGGTATGTAGGTAAGGATGGTGATAAGGGAGAACCAGGAAACCCTGGCGACCCAGGCAAGCCTGGAGAACCAGGAGCCGATGGACAGGACGCTATACAAGTAGATTTTTTGCCTACAGCTCTAACGGTAGAAGCTAATAGCGATAGCAGCGGCAATGCCGTTGTAGATTGTTCGAGCGGTAATATCACGGCAGAGATATTGGTGAGAAGTGGCAGCAAGTCGGTAATGTCGGCATGCGACAAGATTGAGATTGCGAGTATTGACGGATGCACAGCCGAGGTGGTTAGGACGGACGTGAACACAGCCAAGGTACGCATAAACTCTGTAAGCTACACGACCATCGACGGTAAGCGTATATCGTACACTACAGCGAGTGCTACTGTGCGAGTGCATTGCTTGTTGACTAATCTCTACTACTCGGCCACACTTGCCATAAACGTTAACGTGGCGGCATTGTGGGGAGAGTACAAGCGCGACATGAAGAGCATGGAGAGTAAGTACACCGAGATAAGCAATGCAACAAATAAGAGAGTGGACGACCTGGGAGATAGTGTTGACAATATTGGTGATAAGGTTACCGATATAGATAAAGCCTTGGACGGAATACCTATCAAGACCGATACCGACCTGACTAAATACACATCTAAGATTGAGCAATCGGCAAGAAATATATCTCTTAAAGTTGGCGAGACCATTGTGGGCAGGCACAATCTGCTTACGGGCAGCGCATTCGAGAAGAAAACCGATTACTGGACAGGCAACGATGCGTATATGCCCTATATCTCGGTGCTTAACAACTACAATGGTTACAACTCGGTTGTGATAGAGGGTAAGAGTGGCAGCAACCGTGGCGTAGATTTTATACGTGTTAAGGTGAAGGAGGCTCGCAAGTATGTTGTTAGTGCAATGCTAAAATGCAGCGGAACGGTAAGCGATGGAGACTTTAATGTGTACATATTACAACGCGACGGCAGTATGGTCGAATTAAACAAGAACCTTTTTATACCGTTATCGGCAGCTAAGAACATGATAGCTAACGAATGGATGCTTGCTGCCGAGACATTGACCCTTGACGCTAACACAGCGTACATAGATTGCGTTTTCCTCTATTACGGCACAAAGACAGCCTATATAGCCTGTCCGCAGATAGCCGAAGGCGAGGAATATGCGGGATACACACTCTCGGAACAAGACAGAGGGTACATAGGCGGAAACTTGTTAATCAACACCGATACCCTTGTTAAGCCAGACACCTTATCTATATACAACTCTGACCCTCTTGTTGTAGACAGTACGCATACATCCTTGTTGCAAGAAGGTGATGCGAACAAGTATGGCAGCTATGCTACATTGTATACCGACGCGACATCTGCCGAAGTAAACACAATACGGTGGAACTTGAAGGGAATGAACCTGATTAAACAGGGACAGATGTATATGTTGTCGTTTGTTGCTAAGGGTACGGGCAAGGTCTGTGCATTTCTTTATAATGACGGTACACCTCTTGTATCTACTGAGGCAAGCGGATTTACATCGAGCAATCAAAGTGCTGATGGAAATGCGTTAATAACGTTAACATCATCCTGGCAGCGATATTTTGTTTTTTGGCGCATTGTGGGTGATAAGTTGCCTATATACGTTTTGTTCCGTGCGATGAAGGGCAGTAAGTTGTATCTATCGCAGCCTAAGTTAGAGTATGGAGCTACCGTGACTGAATACCGAGCCGAGAAAACTGGCTACGTTGAAGACAAGTCGATTGCTGGCAGTCTGCTCGATGCTGGCATTGACATAACAAGCCGACAGATAATGCTGACCGCTGATAAAACATTGTTTCGAACTACCAAAGGTACTAAGATAGCTGTGTTCGACGAGAGCGGTATCAACGCTCAACTTGTTAGGGCGCAGCGCCTACAAACCAAAGGTAAGAACGGAATAGAGGTAAGAATAGAGGATGGCATGGTGCAAATCTTCGGCGCAGCGGGTGTGGCTAATATCCGCTTCGGTCTTGACGATAATGGATATGCCACACTTGGCTATTACGACAACCACGGCAACCTGCTGTACGACCTTGGTCCGAAGGGAATTGCTAAACTTGACGTGTCAGATTCTACCATGACTCGTACCGCCTTTATCGATATTGACGCGGCTGGACTTGTATCTCCTTACACGGAGAAGAAGGATGGCTATTTGTGGATAACAGCCGATAATAACAACAAATTCTTTGGCTTACAAGGTAAGCCTAACGTCTATGTAAGAGTGAACCTTGGCGTAACGAAGAGTGTAGAGTTGTATCAATATCGTGCTCCTCGCTTAAATGGTGACGTAATAGAAGACACCAAATATGGACTGAATAAGGCACAGACGGAGAAGGCAGATGGATGTTACTTTACGAGTAACCAGATACAAGTTGATCTCAGCGGCAACTTTACCAATCTCGCCAAAGGCACTTATCTACCTTGGGATGCACAGACACGAGACAATACGAAATTCAGACCGATTGGTGTTAAGTCAGTACCTAAGTTGTCGGTTGGCGGTTTTATGGCGCTTAGTACATCAGCTTTAGCAAGTACGTCGCAGCTAAAGGTTCTTAGCACTGTATATGGTGGTGGCATGCATGTGTTTCCTGATAACGGATTTGGCAATGTGGAAATAGATTAAAAAGTTGGACTTTATAAAACAAATAAAACTATGGCAGAAAAACAGGAGAAAAGGATTAAGGTGCTGCTTACACCTGCTGGCTCGGAATGGGTGGCGGATAAGGAGTACAAGAGACTTGACTACATCTCGAACGGTAAGGCGGTATGGGTGTGTATCAAGGTGGACGCTGTTACGGGTGTGAACGTGGGGCATGCTCTTACGGAGACCGCATGGTGGAACAAGTGTATCGACCTTAGCGAGGCGGAGAGCCTTGCGGCTGCTGCGACGGTGGCTGCTAACGCTGCTGCGACTACCGCCAACAAAGCGGCTCAAGCGGCAATGGATGCCAAGACGGAGGCGGAGACGGCTGCAAGCGAGGCAAACATGGCTACGAAGGCTGCCAACGCCGCTACATCATCGGCACAGACAGCAACGACTGCGGCTAACGACGCTACCGCTGCTGCCGAGAATGTGAACGCTGTGCTTGGCGACGACAACGTACTGAAGGTGACGGACAGAACTGGAGTCGAGAAATCGTTGGAGCTGATGTCGCAGGCTGCGGCAACAGAGATGGCGAAGCAGGTGAAGCAGAACACTGCGGATATAGCGGGCGTGCAGAAACGTCTTGATATGTTCGGGGATGCTTACGTAGGATTTGCCCGTGTGTCGGGCGATGCCGACCCAAAACCTTCGCAGACCTACATCTACGGCACACGCCAGCTGGTGCGTGAGATTGGCAAGCACATGAAGATAGGCACCGTAAAGCGTGTGGATAACGAAGCTGTGTTGCAGCATGAGGGTGCGCCTGGACGCATAACCAAGGCAAGCAACGGCGAGGCAATGGCTGTTGATGGCTCGGAGGGTGACTTGTTGGTATATACCGACATCCCTCTGCATCTTATCAAGGCTAACGAGACTGTCGAAGGACAGGAAATGAGCTGTATGGGCGTAGGTGTAGTGCCTTGCTACTGGATGGGGCATGCAGCCAAGCGACTGGAGCCATTTGCCTTTGCTCCATTCTACACCGTCAATGCAAAGATATTCGACGATGAGCGTTCGTGTGCACATTGTATTATCTCTGACGCTGTAGCTGGTACATCTTATACGCTTAACGGATTCGTAAAAGAGTCGTTCCGTCCAAATGCGAATGGTTATTACAGCGTGAGTATCTCGTCATTGGGCTCGATACATAATGCACAGGCTAAGAACGCCGACTCTAACACCAACCGTCCGTACATGGGAGGCTACTATGAGTTCTACGAGCTGTGGATGACGATGATGTACATTGAGTGCGGCACGCTCAACACTACCGACCTCTACAGCATGGGTGTAGGTCTGACTACAACCGACTCGGCAAGAGCCGACACTTGGAACAACGAGCGCATTGCCGCCAACTCGGGCATTAAGATGATAGCGGCAGACGGCACAGTTGCAGGTTATGGTGCACTGATGTCGCAGAGCATGCGCAAGGGAGCAGACGGCAAGGTGGACTATAACCTCTCGGCAGTAGTGGGCAACGGATATTACAGTGCGACTAAGTGCGGCGAGGCATTGATGGTGCTCGACGGTATAACTAAGGCAGGATTGCAGAGCAAGGTAGGCTCGTCTACTAATGTGTTCTATTTTGACGAGACGAACAATCTGGTATGCTCTACATCTATCAATCTTGACACAGGCGAGGGCATGACACCTAACAAGCGATATTTCGTTGTGCGTGACGTGCCTAACTGCCAGGGTATTGGCGAGGGAGTGCTCACGGCTGTAGTAAATACTTATGCCAAGTTCTCTGTAGCCGACAGTATATATACAGGCAGTACCGACCTTACGGGAGGCACGGTAATATACAAGTTCTCGCATTCGGTGTACCGTGGCATGAGTATTCCGATGGACGGTGCATTCATGCAGCTGTGTGGTGCACATTATATGTCTGGACGTACAGCTGATGATACTGTCTACGGCAAGTTCTGTTGTGCCGAAAAGTGGCAGGACATGGCACCGTTGACAAACGACACTGCCTATGGCGATATTGGCACTGAGTTCAATATTCTAAAGGGACTGAACAACGTGAAAAGCGTCAGTGGTAAAGCAGGATGGGTAAGCAAGGCTGACTATTCTTTGTCGCTGTTCTGCTTTACCGAGCACAGTGGCGGTATGCACACTAAGGAGTGCCGCTATACTTGGAACGGTAATACACTATGGGGCTATGGTGACAGCAATACAGGTCTGCCCGCTACAGGTAAGGAGGGCGTAAAGGCTCTCGTTGTCGGGTGCAGTGCGAGCGTTGGCGCTGCGTCGGCTTGTACCGCTAATTGCTACAATGGCGTTAGCTATGTCAGCTGGCATTACGCTGGGGCTTTGGCTGTCCCTCAGCTTAAATTCAAGCAATAAAAAGGCAGCAAAAAGAAAAAGCTGTCGGCCGTTAGACAACAAGCCTTGAGCAACGCCACCAGCTGAGGGGCGGCGGCTGTTAGCCGCCCCGACTGGCGCCTTGTGGAGCTGGCAAATAATCAATAAACTTCAAGTATTTCTAAAAACAAAAATATTATGACTCTCATCGGACAGAAAAATAACGACATAGCGAAGCAGCCATCATCGGAGAATGGGGTGATGTACGGCTGTCCGGTGGGTGCGTCTTGTCATGAAGCACACGGTAAGCTCTCTCCTGCGGTGGACGGCAATGTGCCGACCGAGCCGTGTGTGACGGTTGACAAAGACAAAAGCGTGGGTAAGGAAAAGGCTCTCGTTGTCGGGTGCAATGCGAACAATGGCAATGCGTCGGCTTGTACCGCTAATTGCAACAATGGCGTTAGCAATGACAACTGGAATTACGCTGGGGCTTTGGCTGTCAATCAGGTAGAAGATAGCAGGAAACACCTTACAACGCGACCAACAAGGTTAAACATAGCGAACACCCATACCGCCACTGGTGGGTATGGATTGGTAGACTGCCGCTCATTGCCGTTTTGGGGCGAGAGCACGGAGGCAGACGGCACTATCGGGAATGGTGCCAAACCGATAAAGGCTACCCATGAGGGAAATATCCTCTATGAATTGAAGACAGCGAATCATAAGAAGAAGCTGAGAAACTTGAAGAGATTTTTGACAGACCCTGTGATTGTGCGCATGGGTGTAGACAGATGCCTGGAGAGGGCAAGCGACTCGCCCGAAGTGCGCAAGATTGAAAACAACAAGGAATACGTAATACAGCGCATAATACGTGAGCTTACCGACGAGACCTACAGATGTCAACCTACCGTGCGTCGCATCATCGAGAAGAAAGGCAAGGGCGACAAAAACCGCAATGCCGACATATACACAGTGTATGACCGCTGTGTGCAAAACGTGCTGCTGATAGTGATAAAGGAGAAGCTGACCAACATCATTTCGCCTTATTGCTATTCGGGCATTGAAGGCAGAAGTCTGTGGAGCAACGACAAGCGCGGGTGTATGGTGAACCGAATACGTACATACGTAAAGAACCATCTCGATGCGAGCGCAGGACTGACGGACATACGTCATTTCTACGAGACATTGAAATCGAAGGTGGTGCTTGGCGTGGCGTTTGAGACTATCACTTGCCCGTTTACACGCCGACTGCTGTGCGACATACTGTTGCAGCACGAGACGCTCGTTATTGGTGGTACGCTGTCGCAGATACTCGCTATGCTTACGTTGACGGAAATGGATAACGAATTGACAAGACGCTTTAATCCGCAATTCTATGGTGGCTTTGGTGACAACCGTATCATCATGGACGATGATAGAGAGAAGGTGTTGAAAGCTGTGCATTGGGAAAGGAGTTATCTTGAAGGTAGGTATGGCATGGAGATGAAGGGCGACTATCAGGTGGTGCTTGTAAAGAATGGCTTTATGTTTTGCAAGCAACACTTTAAAGGGTCGTTTGTGAACGTTAGGTCGGAGCTTAGGCGCAGGGCTATACGTGCAGCAGGCAGAGGACGACAGAACTATGCCGGCTATCACGGAATGTTGATGAAGACGGACAGCAGAAGACTGATACAACTTATAAAAAATGATATTAGACGATTAAAAAGGATGAAGAATCAAAAAGGTATGTCGGTACGCCCTATGGTTGGCGACAATATCAAACTGGATAAGGTAGAGGGTATGCAGATTGTCATTACCGACTATTCGGTACGTCAGAACCATAAGGACAGCGAGTTCTTCGTTCGCTTTCAGTTTGTGGCAATAGGCGATGATGGCAGCAAGCATCTGTATGTCACCAATAACGGCAGCTACGAGATAAAGGAGTTCTTCAAGCTTGCTGAGGAAGGCAAGGTGAAAATTCCGTTGAAAACGAAGATATGCGCAGAGGGCAAGTCGTTTTACTTCGAGGGGTATCATACTACGAGTCAGGAGGCATGCGAACTGATATGCGCTAAGTTGGGAATATAGAGTTAGGAATTAGGAGTTAGGAATTGGTCGCCTTTAGTGATTTTGAGTTATTGTATTTTGAATTAACTTTTTTATTATGGAAATGACAAGAATGATTTTTGAGCAGAAACAGCCGAAGGTGGTTGTCTGCAAGAGTGGCAGGGCTATGATTGCCCTTAACGAGCAGGTCGTGCAGTCTGTGGAGAGTGTACCTATGGGTATGACAGACGAGGGTGAAATGCGCTATGAGGAGCGAGAGAAGGAGCAGTATGCGTATGATGTGTGCTGGCTTGAGAAGGTTGGTACAGAAGCCGACGTGCTCAACTCGGCTAAAGCATCTGTGCTCGCCGCTATTGAAGCCTACGACTCCTCATCTGCCGTTAACGGCTTTGTCCTCAACGGACAGCGTGTTTGGCTGGACAAGGCTACACGTGTAGGTCTGATGAACTCTACTACTATCGCTAAGGCTATGGGACAGTCTACTACTACGCTATGGCTTGGTGATGTGAAGTTGGTGGTGGAGTGCGACAAGGCGATACAGTTGCTCTCGGCATTGGAGATGTATGCTCTGGAGTGCTTTAACGTGACGGCTGCGCACAAGAAGGCGGTAGCGGAAATGAGCACGGTGGAGAGTGTGCTGCAGTATGACTATACCGCAGGCTATCCAAAGATGTTAGAAATGAGAATTTAAGTGAAAAACGAAGAGTAAAAAGTGAAGAATCCGATAGTTAAGAGAGCACATGGATTTTTCCCTTTTCACTTTTTACTTTTAACTTTAAGAATATGGTAGTATTGAGTTTTATTGCGGCATTGCTGATGTTTGCTATGCTGTGTTTAGTGATATATAATAAAAAGGAGACACCTGAGATGATGAGCAGCATCTACTACATGCTTGGCAAGAGAGGTTGGGTGTTTCAACTGGTGATGATACTGTTCGGCATGCTGATGATGATATGCTTGCTCGACAGCGGATTGGGCGAGCAATGCCTGGCGTTCCTCGCTTGTGCCGGACTGATGTTCGTGGGAGCTGCGCCAAGGTTTCTGGAGCAAGGTGAGAAAGCGGTGCATAAAGGTGCTGCTATCGTGTCGGCTGTGGCGAGCGTAGGCTGGTGCTTTACGGTGGACTGGAGAATGGTGCTTGCTTTCTTGGCTTGGTACGGTGTGTATTGGGTAGGCAGAAACAATGACAGCAAGCCTTGGTTTACGGCTGAGTTTACGGCTTTTTTGTTGGTTATGGTTACGTATTGGGGTAATGTATTGGTGTAACATGTAAAAAAACATAATTGAATTATGGGAAATATAGATACTATAGATGTGCTGAGCTTGCCCACAACGGACAAGGTGCAGACGGGTGACACGTTGCTCCTGGTACGACCTAAAGCGGATGGCACACAAGAATGCTATCGTGTCGAGGGTAAGGACTTCAGAGGCGAGGACGCTTATGACGTGGCCAAGGCAGGAGGTTATGCAGGCACGAGAGGCGAATGGGAGGAGCAGATAAGGCGTGTAAGCAAAGTGGATATTGGATTTGAATCCGATAATGGCGAACTTGTTATTAGTTATTAAAACAGATCGATATGAAAAAGATAGTAAGAGGAAATGATTTTACGATGAGAGTGCCGGTAAGGAAGATTGTGGGCGGAGAGGTGGAGAAGTTTCCTTTGCCTGCTTGCGAGGAGGTGGAGGTAAACCTTGTTAATGCTTTCCGCCGTAGAAGAATGGCGCATACGATAGGCGTGGAGGACGACTCGCTGCTTGAGGTGAGGGTGCATAGCTCGGAGATGGCTCTTGGTGCGTATGCTCTGGAGGTGAAGGGCAAGCTGTTCGGGTGCTCGTGGCGAAGCAATGAGTATGAACAGATAATGCTTGTTGACAACAATGCCCAGGGTGACACGGTGTTTGAGCCACATGAGGGTGAGGACTCGGTTGAGATGGACACGGCTGTTGTGGTGCTGCCTCCTACCGTAGAACTTGGCAACCTGATAACGGGGGCACACGAGGCTATCGAGAAGGCCAATGTGGCTACGGACAGAGCTAACGCTTCGGCTGATAAGGCGGACAAGGCTGCTGCGGATGCTAAGAGCACGGCTGATACTGCAGCTGCCGAAGCGAAGGCTACTGCGGACGCTGCTGCTGCCGAGGCGAAGAAAACAGCTAACGATGCCGCAGAACTGGCTGTGACTACTGCCAATAATGCCGCGAGCAAGGCTGAACAGAGAACAACCGCTGCCATTGCCGAAATGACTAAGCAGACGGACACTACGCTTGCTGATGTTAAGCAACAGACAACAGACGCTATTGCTGACGTTACGCAACAGACAACGGACGCTATTGCTGACGTTATGCAACAGACAGATACTGCTATTGCTGACGTAAAACAGCAGACGACGGATGCTATTGCGAAGAACGACAAGGCTACTGCTGATGCTGTAGCTAAGGCGAATAAGGCAACGACCGATGCTGTGGCTAAAGCTGACAAGGCTACGGCTGACGCTGTAAAGGCTAAAGCGGATGCGGACACGGCTGCGGACAGGGCTAATACGGCTGCAGAAAGATGCGAGAGCGTGAACGTAGATTTTGATGTGGAAAGAGGAGAATTGGTGATTGTAAGTGAATAGTGAAAAGGGAAAAATCCAATTGCTTTTAAGAGTAAAAAAGTAAAAGGGTAAAAAAGTAAAAGGGTTTTATTATGAAAGCAAGTGATGTATTGATTGACAAACTGAAGCAGTTTGAGGGGTATCGGGCCAAGGCTTATCGATGCCCTGCTGGAGTGTGGACGTGTGGGTATGGGCATACTAAAGGTGTGACGGCTCGCACGGTGTGCGACAAAGCGAAGGCTCTTGCATGGCTAAGGTCCGACCTTGCGCCTATCGAGAGTTTTCTTTCTGCCATTCCTGAGGTAACGAAGACGCAAGGACGCTTTGACGCATGTGCTGACTTCTGCTTTAATCTTGGTACGGGTGCCTTCCGTGGGGCTACGCTGTTTAAGCTGATACAGAAGAAGGTTTCGGTGGTTGCTATCCAGGCAGAGTTCTTAAAGTGGATTTACGCAGGTGGCAGACCGATGGAAGGACTGAAAATGAGAAGACGGTGGGAAGCAGGCCGCTTTGCGGAGTGAAGAGTGAAGAATTTAAGTGAAAAACGAAGAGTGAAGAGTGAAGAATCCATGTGCTTTTTAAAGTGAAAAGTGAAAAGTGAAAAATCCATGTGCTCTCTTAACTATTGGATTCTTCACTTTTCACTCTTCACTTTTCACTTAACCTCGCTCTTCACTTTAAAAATCAATTGTTATGGAGAATGTTATTACGAAGCTTGTGGATAAGGTGGGTAGCGATAAGGTGATGCACGTGGAAACGTGTGCGCTTATAGCTGTTGTGGCGAAACGATGCTCGGGCAGTGTGGCGATAGGTGCTGCTGTTGCCCTGAGTGTAGGATTGCTTAAGGAGCTGTATGATGTGGCTACGGGAGAGGAGTTTGACTGGAAGGACGTGGCTGCGGATGCTGTGGGAGCGGTAGTTGGAGCAAGCATTTAAAAGTAAAAAAGTAAAAGAGTAAAAAGGTAAAAAAGGACTTTTAAGGGTAAAAAGGTAAAAAGGTAAAAAAGTAAAAAAAGTAAAAAGAGTAAAAAAGAAGGCTGCTGTCCTCACGGATAGCAGCCTTTAAGTTTTTAACATTTTAAATACTTTATAGAAAATGAATTTCTAATAAAATACTTGTGCAAAGGTACATAATTTTCTTTGAATATTATCAGCAAAAGGCACAAAAGGCACTAAATATTCGTGAAATAAGCGGATTGCACGAATTTCGCGAATTATAGGGTCGTTGGCGTTACTGTTTTTGCCATACCCATAATGTCTGAGCGTTCTTCTCGTCGTAGAACCTTATAGTCTCCTTCTCTCTTATGTAGATAAGCGAGCAGGAATTTGATTCTGGTGTGAATATATGGTCGAATACAACGTGTCCGTTCTTGGTGGTGCATTCGGTAGTAAAGTTGATGTTCTCGCTTGGTGCGGAGAACGTAATCTTTCCTTTCTTTCCTATCTTTATGGTAAATGCTACGCCCTGTCCTCCTTTATACCCCGTAGTTTCCCATGTACCGATAAGTGCGCCGTCGTGATCGGAAGCGTCGGTGAAGTCCTCGAAAGTGTTGCTGGAGCCGTAACTTGCGTAACTATCCAACGCGTGCGAGTCGCCATTTGGAGCTGTGGCTTCGATTGTCTTGGTGTTTGTACGCAGTTTGGTGATGGTGAGCGACCCGTAAAGGATGTCGTTCCAGTCGAAGCCTTCGTATGCGCCCGATGTGAATGTGGTGACGAGCTTACCGTCTACTACTGCCCATGTGCCGAAGAAGTTCGATTCGGCATAGGTGAGCGACCCCGACGTTACCTTACCGCTGCTCATACACGACACCAGACGGTTGCGGTAAAAGCGGAACTCGCTGCGCTTGTTGTTGTCGAGATACCATTTATATCCTGCAACGTAATTCTCCACACGTCGTTCACTGATGGTGCCGTCATCGTCACCGTCGCTACTGCAGCTCGCTACACTTGCGCCCATGGCAAGCAGCATGGCTGACATGAACAAAAAACTGAAAATCTTTTTCATACTTTTATGTTTTAATACGTTAGTACTTTCGTAGGTTTATATTTTTGTTTTCACAACAAATAACACGAATATCACAAACAAGTAAATATTAGTGTCATTAGTGTAATTCGTTGTTCCCCTACCCCACCATGTCCGATGTTTCACGCACGTTTTTGTACCTTTATCCTTGGAAAGTTCGAGGTGTCGGACTGGATACGGAATCATAGAATAACCGTAAAATATCCGTAAAATACGCATAGAATACGCAAAGGGCCGTTTTTAGCTTGTTTTCGGCTGTTTTTATACGGAATGTTTCACGATTTTCGTTGTCCGTCCATGCCCACGTTTTCCACCATTATTCTATTATTAACATCTAAATCCTTTTGCGTATGCCAAAAGTTAGATTTTCGACTGACATTCAGTCAATCTCAGGTAAGCTATGCTCCAAAGAGGGCGTAATTTACAGTGTTAACAAACAGACGGGTGAAACCTATCGTTCCGACCGTCATAGTCATCATGATGCCAACACTGCCGAGCAGCAGACTGTTCGCGCCGACTTCAAAAAGAAGGCGCAGTTTGCCGCGGCTTGGTGGAAGCAGAACCGTCCTGCAGACAAGAACGCCAAGGGCACGGAGGCTTACCTCGCCGTGATGAAGGCCTACAAGGCGCAGCACAAGATTGGCAACCCCTACAGCTTCATGCGCTCCCTCGTCACCGACGACCTCAAGGTCCTCCTCTCCGGCAACGACCTCACGGGTGGCGTGAAGCCTGGTAGCTCCACCACTGAAGGTGGCGGCGGTCAGAAGCCTGGTGGCAGCCTGGATGGCTAAAGGGAGCTAAGCGCAAGAAGGCTTTGCCCTTCTTCAGCTCGTAGGGCTACCCCACGGCTGACCCTTCATTATCTCCCTGGCATGACTCTGAATGAAAGGAGCGTGTCGGGGAGTTTTTTTTGTATGCTGCTTGAAAGCAAAAAAGCACTGCTATCCTCGCGGACGGCAGTGCTCACCGAATTAATAACATAGTACAAAATACTACGTCATATCGTTATCCCTCCGCCGTCACGCTTGCACTTATCTTTGCACCACATGAGGGGCAGATGGTTTGTATCTTAAATTCTGACGGATATATGTTTTTGTTGCATTGGTCTTCAGGCGGAAACAACTCGGTTATCTTCACGCCTAATGCTTCGGCTATATCATAGAGATTGCTCAACGACGGATTGCCGTTGATGCGTGCTCCTATCGCAGCCGATGTGAGTTTACGGACATTGCCATCCTTATCTTTTGTGGTTAATCTTTCCGCAAGGTCGGGAAGTGTAAGACCCTGCTCCTGCATTATTGCAGTAATGCGTAGATTATTTCTTCTTTTCTTCATAGTGATTCTTGTTCAATATTCTATAAAAGTATTAAAATGCTATTGCAAAGATAAAAATAAACTTTGTATAAACAAAGAAAAAACCATAAAAATATAAATAGATTAAAGTTTTCTTTGTTTTTGTTTGCGCATATCAAAATAAACTTTTATCTTTGCAGCGCATTATAAAATAATAATGCAAGGAAGGAGCAAGCGAAGCCTATTTTGCTTCGCCCTTCTCCTCTGCATACTTCGGGATGTTTGTCACGAGAAATGCCGTGGCGCAGTTGGGGCACACCAAAACTTGCCGTGCATTCTGCGGTTCTTGTGCAAAAAGCGGACCTAAACGTTCGCGCTCGGCATACTCCTTCAGTTTCTCAAAGCTCACCTTCGGTTCTTCGATGATGCTACCGTCGGGAGTCATGCGATAGAAGAAGTCGCGAGGGTCAACGTCTATAGCCCATGCTATCTTGTAGATGGTGGACAGCGTAGGGTTGCCCGTAATCATCTGCGACACGGCTGCTTTGGTCACGCCCAGGCGTTCTGCCACTTGCACGGTGGTGAATCCCTTGCGATGGATGGTCTCCAATATTCTCAGCTCCGTAACGGGAGCGTAAGGCTGGACAACTTTGTGTCCGTCCTTCTTTATCTCAATGTCTACCATATATATATTGTGTTTTGTGTTGTTTTATAGCGCAAAGTTAAGGTTTTTTGTTTTTATACACAGGACATTGTGCGTATTTCGTCAATTTTGTGTAAGTTTAGCCTATTGATTAAGCGTTTTTAGTATAGATTGATGTTGTTTTAACGTATTAAAAATGAGCGTTTTGATGTTTTTCTGCTCCAAATAAATGGCTCTAAAATCCTATTTCCCGAAAGCGACTGAACGTAGGTTAATTCCCTAAAAGTGGGGTATATTTCTAACGTTTAGAGCGAATTATGATTTTGAACGTTCCACGGCCAAAGAAGAGCCCCCGCCGCACTGCAACCCGTTGTTTTTAAATCGTTTAGTTTTGTCTTTGCTTTATGCCCTCGCACATCTCAGGCGGGCGAGGGTGCAGGACGGGGCGAGGTGGTCCGCGGTGGTGCTGCTCGTCGGTGGCTGTTGTGGATGTCAGGACGGGGGCGAGGTGGTCCGCGGCGGGGTTTCTTATTAATATATAAATAAGGTAAAACAAATTATTTTTGTGTATAAACAAAATTTTCTTTGTTTTTATTTGGTTATATAAAAGTTTATTTGTAACTTTGCAACAGTTAAAACAAAACACCGAATTAATAACAAAAATACTTACGATTATGAACAAAAAAGAAACATCGGTTTTAATTGCTCTTGCAACAATTGCAATGAACAACAAGGAAGGTTTTACCGTCAACGCTGCGACTCTGCAGCCTGTCACAAAGGGGTACGCTGTAGCCGTGGCCGACACTCAAAACTCATTTGGCCTTGAGGGCCTTGCAAACGTTTTTAAATACGTATCAAAACATCCAGAAATTAACGCTTTTGGCGGCTGGTACAATAGCAAAAATAATATGTTTTATTTTGATGCAACGGTAATTGTTGATGACTTGGCGACCGCCCTTGAACTTGGACGTATTAATAAACAGCTCGCTATATTTGATCTATCAAACGGTTTGCAAATAGATTTATAATAAAAACCAGGGACCGGCGGCGGTCCCGGTTTTATAAAAATTTATAGACGATGAAAATATTTAAGAATGAAATAAACGGCGTTAATTTTACAATAGTTTGTGAAGTCTGGCAAACTAAAAACGCTTGGGGGCATGTTGCAAAACTATTAGAGAATGATATAGAGATAGGATTTTATAAACTATCTTTTATTAGTTTGCCAGTTATTGAAAATTACAGGCTTATAATACAATGTCTAATAAACGAGGTAAAAAAGCGCGCGGAAATAGCGGTAAAAAAAAATTTTTTGGACGTTAAAGGCTACAAGCGAATGACGGCTAACAGGTTTTTTGAGTTGATCTCGTATTTACAGCAAGATAAAAAATATATGTTATATAACGATCTTTTTAATATTTACAATGTTTAAACCGGGACCGGCACCGCCGGTCCTTACATCTAATAATAATAAAAATACTTACACTATGATTTATAATAAAGAAATAAACGGCGTTAAATTTACGTTTGTTTGTGAGTCTTGGCGTACTCGTAACAGTTGGGGGCATGAAGTAACATTATATAAAAATGATACGTTTAAAGTTGGCCGGGCAAAGATACGTTATTATAATAGAACGTGGGAAAGTTACCTGTATCAGAGTGCAATAAAAAGTGTTATTTATAACGCTATAGAAGAAATTAAAGCGGCTGCAAAGGTAGCATTTAAGGCGCTGTATTCCTACAAAGTTATGACAAAAAAACGCGCGGCCGAATTTACAGAATATCTTGCAAAAGATCCGGCTTATAATATGTATAATGAATTATATAGAATGTTTTAACCGTTCACGGGCTGCAAATAATTTACAGCCCGTTTTTTATTTTTTACGCCCGTGTGCACATTTGCGCCCGTCCTGGTGCCCTCGTTGGCATCAGGCATGGAGTATTGCCACGGCTGCACATTTGCGCCCGTCCTGGTGCCTACTCCATCATGTTACACACATTATAATAAATCACAGATTTTAGAGTTTTTGCAGCGGTGCCCACTCCAGGCGGCTCGTTATAGATCTTATAAATTATCATAGATATTAAGGATTTGCACGGACATAGAAGGCTTTACATAATTAATATACAAATAAGGCAAAACAAATTATTTTGAGCCGTAAACAAATTTTTCTTTGTTTTTATTTGATTATATCAAAGTTTATTTGTACCTTTGCAACAGTTAAACAAAACACCGAATTAATAACAAATAAAATACTTTATAGATTATGGCAAGAATTACCAAAAAACAGGAGTTTGACGAGCTTTCAAAGTTCGGCTGTGCTTTTCTTCAGACGAACAATTATGGCGGTTATTGTATCGTTATAGACGATGGCGGGGAATGGGTATTATGGCGCGACTGCACAAGCAGAAAAGAACATACGGCACAAAGATGGCAGCGCATTAAATACACTTGCCCACGTGATCCAGAAACCGAATCGCGCCCGTATTTTACGATATACGGGATACGCTATTATATGAACGACTTTATGCACGTCGCATAAACCATACCAGGGAGGCTCCGGCCTTCCCTATTATAAACAACATATAAAATCACCAACATTTTAAATACTTTGATTATGAGTACACCTAATTTCGCATTAAAGAACGCTTCACGCTATTTCGTTTTTGGTATGCCTGTATATTACACACAGGAGGAAATTGACGAGTACGAGCTCGATCAAGAGCTTTTAGGCGAATATGACGAGCTGAGTACAGAAATACATCATGATGACGACAAAAAGAATGTAGCCTCAGATTTGAAGGCTAAGGGATGGCACGATATAGAGGAGTGTGACGGGGATCGCAGCTACCCTACTACTCTATTCTCAGAGAAAACCGTGTCTGCCAGGTGCGGCGACAATTCTATAGACATTACCATTCAAGCCGGCTGCACGTCTGGCTATTACGAGGCAGCCAATTTCGATTGGTTTGTAAATATCAAGACCTGCAGAAAGGTAGACTATTACTACGAGACGTGTGATTATGATTACAACGACTTGACAGCCGACGACGTGATTCGCGACGACTGGTACGACAACAAAGGACTCAGCAAGATTCACGCTGCACACATCATCCGCAAAATAGAATCTATTATAGACGACTTGAAAAACGAGGCTGAGCTTGCCTTCTCAATGTATTGCGACGAAGAAATGTACTGCGCCTATCAATGCTGCAACGGTGAAGCCGGCTACAACAGAACGGGCAAGCGCCTGTGGCAAGAAGTGGAAGAACAGAAGAAGAAAACAGCATAAAACAATATCATCATGGCACCAACTATCACAATATCACGCACAACGGGCACATGCGCCCTTCTGACGGCTTTATTGACCATCGTTGTGTTACTTGTCGCTCGCACTGTTAAAAACGTTCTGACGGCCTTTAAAATGGCCCGTCAGTGGCTCCAGACTCAGCACAGCTTTTTGGGACAGGATGGCGATCCTATAAAGTGCTCTGGCTGGCAGTTCGTAGGTTACAACATCATTGCAGCAGTAGTGGTACTTTTACTTTGCATTGAGTATTAAACCTTATTATAGGTAGATAAAAACATCACAACATTTTAAACTTTTACAGATTATGGCAAAGATAGCATTATTCAATGTGACTAATGATAAACAGTATTTACCCCAGCGTCGCGACATGTTCAACGAGGCACGATGGAAGGAGGCGAAGCGACTCCTGGCACAGGCCATGAAACTGACGAGCAAGGAGGCGGGCAGATACTCGTCGCGTTTTCTCCAGGATAGAATGGTAGGTGGGGACTTCCCTGCACCTTCTGGAGGCTATCACAACGGCATCACGTGTATTGCCAACGGAGGCGAGCACAGCCAGCAGCGGGGCGAGTTCACGGTGTACGATATTACAGGCAGCTCGTATATTTACGAGGCTCCCACGGGCGACATGTGTATTGCCAATATCCCAGAGGAAGGGGAAACGGAGTACTATCGTATAGCGGTATTATCTTACTAATCATCATTCACGAGGCTGCACCTGACAGTAGGGCAGCCCTATTATAGAACACATAAAATTTTGAGAAATTATGTATCAGATATTTGTTGAAGCAAAAAATCTTATTTGCAGCGATGGTGAGGTGTGGCTGTGGAAGTCTGAAAGCATGGATGACGTTCGTCACTTTGCCACCAAAGAGGATGCACAGAAGTATATAGACCTGCATCATCAGTTCAGCCGCGAGAATGGCAGCGAGGAAGAAGCCTACAGTATCGGCACGGAGGACGACTTTATGGCGGCTGCTAAAAAGTATGAAGCCGACATGAAGGCCAACGAGGTGAAGGAGTATTCCAAGCACGCGGACGCATTGATAGTGCGCCGACAACTCGAAATAAAAGCCCTGGACGGACTTATTCAGGTGTGCCGAAAGTTTGATGGAAAGGTCCTTAATAAACGCTTCCACGATGCCGTGAAGGAGGCGACGGGCTTTTATAGTTCGTTTGGTGAATACCGCTTCGAGCTGAATTGCTGGGATTATTACCGCATTATAGAGTATCGTCCGAACGTCTCTATATCCGCAGACTGGAGCCACGGGTATAACCTTTACACCGGTAAAAAGAAGGACGTGAATCCGAACGATTGGCAGTGGAACACAGGCGAACGCCTGGAGGCAGATAAAGCCATTGCTGTTATAGAGTTTTACAAAAACGACCGTTTGTCCAAAATAGAGAGCTTGAAGGCTACAAAAAAGAAGTATGCAGCCTATCTGCGCCTGGCACGAAAAGCAGAGGCTATCATGAAGGAGATGGAGGGCTACGACTGCGAGATCCGCGAGTTTGCAAAGGAGAAGGCCTTGAGCCAGTATATCCGTCACTCCTACTTCTGGAAAGGCTATTAAATCATCATTCACGGGGCTACACCTGGCATCAGGGCAGCTTCCCTATTATAGAACACATATATTTTTGAGCATTATGGCAATTGAAGAACTAACCGCTTCGCAGCGTGAACAACTGAAAGTAACCGTACTTGAGGACGTGCTCGGACATGAACCAAGCTGGGGCGAAATATTGGAAGCAGACGATATTGTAAGCGACGAGTATATAGAAGAGGAGTTTGCCGGAGTTAATTTTGTGGAGGAAGACTTTTGGGGCTAAATATCCTTATTTATAGAACATATAATTTTTTGAGAATATCATGGATAAAAAGAAATATATCGACGTATTGACCGAACAGGCAAACAAGCACAGCAGACCGCAGGAAATGGCTCTCAGTGACTTCTGCGACTACCTTATAGAGCTCTTCAGTATTGAAGCATTCAAGGCTGGCACCGTTGAATACAGTCAGCACGTTTTGAGCTGCACACGGAAAAATCCAGACTTTGCCGGTCTCGCTTTCCGGTGGCTCGACGATGTGGCAACAGCGATGGAGCATGGCGAGTGGCTGGACGTGTTTGGCATACTGTATGAAGAGATGTATTTGAGTCGTGGCAAAGCGTCGAAGACAGGCCAGTTCTTCACACCTCAGAGCGTGTCAGACCTTATGGCACAGATTAGCGGTCTGGGAGCCGGCGACCATGGCAAAGTGAACGACTGCGCAGCAGGTAGCGGACGTTTGCTCCTGGCTCACTACATGGAGAAGAGCAAGCTGGACCATTCGGCTGGCCGTTACTTCGAGTATGTGGCACAGGATAGTGATCCTATTGCTTGCAAAATGTGCGCCCTGAACTTCATGGTACATGGCATGTATGGCCGTGTGGAGTGTCGCGACACATTGCGCATGACGGAGCCGACCGTGGTATATGTCATTAACGAAGTGAAATATCCTTTTAATACGCCTTATTATAGCGTGAGAATGATATTAGCGAAAAATCAGAAAAAAGGTATCACGTGGCAGTTTGCCCCTATTATAGAACATTAAAAATACTAAGGATTATGGAAAAGATATTTGTGAACGAGACTGTAGGGAAATTGCAAAGTTTTGTTGGTTTCTATGATTCGATATGGAGCCCAGATGATGACATCTATTATGAGTGCGTAGAAGAAGATCTGGAGGAGGATGTTGATTTCACCTTCGACTATAAGCAGTACCAGAACGACATCTGCAAAGCATATACGGAGGTGTGGGAATTGTGGATGCAGGAGTTTATCAGCGACGATATAGAACTGGATTTCGTAGAGATCCATAGTCCACGATACTACAATTTCGAAAATGATTCTTGTCGCGTAAAAATTAGCTTGACACAGGCTGCGGAGGATGCTATTATAGCAAAGATATGGAAACACCGCAATCAGCTGGCTAAGTGGATAAAGGAGAACCACACAAGTTATGATGGCTTCAGTTCCAATCTATCCAACGACATCGACCAGTGGCCACGCCTCCTGTTCGATGATAACGAGACTTTCCAGCCTGCCTATCTCTTTTGTATGCTCTATTATATTGTTAAGGCAGAATATATGGCGACAGGCGAAACAGAAAGTCTTGAATACGAAGTATACGGTCGCATACGTGAAGATATTAGTGTAACATCATACATGAAGGACATTAAAAAAATTGCTTAATTATATGAAAACATCCAGCACAATTCATTCCTTCCTGCTCAGTCAGCAGGAAGGGCAGACGCTCCTCACGGCTCAGGAATATCCCTGGAGCGTGCTGCAGGTGATACCCACCACTCCGGCAGACTTCGACCGCACAGTGGCAGCTCTCAAGGAGCGAGGCATGGTAGCCCATCACGATACGGACCGCACATTCTGCATCATCCACCTGGCAAGCGGCGACGACGGACAACACCCTGAACGGCATATCACCATCACTCAGGACAATTACAAGCAGATAATAGAGGAGCTGAAGGACACGATGGCACAGGCTGCTGTGTGGTACAAAACGAATATTATAGAACCTACAAAAAATGACAGGAAAATATGAAATCACAAAAAGAAACGATTATTATTGAAATATTTCACAATAATATACATGCCTACAATGCAATCTATAAAGCTATTACGGATGCGTCTTTAAAGCAAGCCGATAATTATCACGTTAAGGTGAGAGTTATTACGGATGTGGAGTGCAACAAGGCTAAGTAATATTATGGACTTTTTAAAAACATAAGATCTATGGCAAGAATAATTATACTGAGCACCTGCGACGAATGGAAGTCTTACGCCTCTTTTCAGCTTTACGGCACATGGGCAACAACAAAAGCCAGTTGTCAACGGCTATACAAGACTATTATAGAAGGCATTAAAAACGGTACATTCGCGTATGAGGATGAAAGTATGTCGCGCGAGGAACAACTTCTGACGTTCCAGGAGGACGAAAAGAGAGAATGTGCAACAACTTTCTTGCGAGACTTGCAGGACAAACTTATATACGGGCATATGGAATTTTCCGAGCTTAGATAATACTATATTATACGACCCTTAAAAAACGACGGAATTATGACAAAATTGTATAGCATTTACGCATTTGTTGGAGGCGATTGGCGTGAGTATAACGGAATAGAGTATACTGAGAAAGAAGCCGACAAGGAGCTGAGATATCTGAAAAAGTATAGCAGCTGCAAGTTCAAAAAGAAGTGTATTCGACAATGCGAAACTGTAGAATTAAGTTTGCGACGTTAAATCCATAACATGCAGATCATTGTGAGAAGAATATTATACAACCCTTTAAAAACAACGGAAAATTATGAAATATCAATCAGTGAAAAGAATCTTGATGGCAGCTCAGGAGAACCTGCAGCATGGACTAATCAAGTACGGCAGCGACAGCGTGGACTTTGATTTCACGGCTTCGGCTGTGGATAAGGGCGAGGAGAACATTATCGGGTACGACAGCGATACGGAGGTCATATCGGTGTTGGGCAAGGCTCGTAACGCATATATCGACTGCGATGCAATAGAGTGCATCGAAGTGTATAAATAAAAAGACGACATGATATAATATCATACGTATTAATCAATCAACTAACACCCCATCCCGCGCCCGGCACAGCCCTTGTGAAGGTTCGACCCCTTCGGCGGGATCTTGATAATCATAATCTAAGTATTTTTTTGTTTAGCTGTTGGCGGTCCGTGAGGATAGCGAGCAGCTTTTTGAATTTTGAATTAGGAATGTTGAGTTTTGAATTGTGCGCCGTGGGCGCATTTTGAAATACTCAATTCCTGAATTATTCAGAGGAAATGTAAATAAATAATAAAATACGCATTAATATATAATTTATGCGTCATTTATTTTGCGGTTTCAAATATAATCGCTACCTTTGCATCAGATAAAGAAAGAAACTAATTTAAACTTAAAACGATATGAAGTATAGCGTATATTACAACAATAATGTGGAGTGCAACCATGTTGCCGAGTTCGACACATTAGACGAAGCCAAAGCCTATTGTGTAGCGAATACTAAGGACTACGACGAGATTGGCGAAGGTGACAACTGCTATGAAGGTCGCAGCAACAACTTCCATTACGAAGTGTACGAAGGTGATAGCAACGTCATTTTTGACGAGGATGGCGATGTAGCAGACTTAAAAGATCCTGTGTATCAGACTGAGCAGTATTATTGTTAAACTATTATTCAGCCCTACAGCAGCACGGTTAAGCGGAACGATATGACAACAATAGAGAAAGAGTTGATAAAGACGGGTTATCGCTATAGTGATAACGAAGACGGATCTTTTGATGTTTGTTACGACCACAATCAGGATGCCTTTTTTTCGCCCCTGCATCGTTATCACGTTGCAACGGTTAAGGAGGATGATGAATGCTGGTACGTCGACAACAACTGCGGAGCAGGATGGGGAGAATACCCTAAAGCGGATTGGACCTTAGAGAGGGCCATCTATGACCAGTGTCTTGACGAACATATTAACTAACAGTAAAATAACATGGCTTACTTGAACAAAGAGCAATACGAGTATCGCCGCGAGGCAGCTGCGGCTCGTAACGTTAAGAACGAGAGCATTGCCGTTGATAATGGCATGACCGAGCAGCAGGCAGACCTAATCTCGCGCCTGTGCTCGCTCCGACATGAACTGCATTGCAGCATGGACGACATTGTTAAAGGTAATGATGTAGCTAAAGATATTCGTGAGCGTTTTGCCTCGCTTGAGGATAAGATGGAAGATAGTGGACTCCCTGAGTTCGGTGTGTCTGGCTGTCTGGAAGACCTTGACGACATGGACGGACTGATGTATTACTATGGTGAGGGTGTACCCGAAGACCACGACAGCGACGAGTTCAAGGAGTGGTATAACAACGAGTACAAGCGTGTATATGACGAATTATCCGAGCTTCACGATAGCATAGAGAAATATCTGAAGGAGATAGACGAGAAGTATAAAACGTCTTTCTGTCCGACGGGGGCATTGAGAAAATTTTAATAAAATATAAAAGAAAAGATATGAAAATTTACGAAGTAGAAATAAACTCTAATGATTTGGCGGACGATAATTATTCTGTCAAGAATGGCAAGCGCTATCTGTTTGCGACCAGAGAGCTTGCAGCCGATTTCGTTTTTAACAATGCAAAGGCAAAATACTTTCTTGGCGGTGGTGACATCGAGGCTACACGCCAGATGTTGCTCGACAATATTAACGATTCGTCATGGTATAGCATACGCCAGTATATCAACGCAGAGCCTAACGAGCCTGGCGACTGCTTCGATTTGCTCGGAATTGAACCAGAGGATGAAACACAATACTATCACGTTATAGAGCGCAAAGTATTAGAAGCATTGCCCTATTGGTGTAAGTAATACGATAACTAAAAACATTTCAGCCCTCGACATCACGGTTAAGTCAATAGGTATGTTAGAATTTTTTAATCCTGATATTATTATAGCGAACGACGGCGGATTAGGTAGCGCTGTGGACGGGGTGCCTACTTTTGAAGACATTGACACAGATTTGTTTCCTGAAGGCTTTTTCTCGCAGGTGGCTTTTGATTATCTGGACGATAATTGGGGTAATGGCTACGACATGGAAGACACCGTGGCAAGATGGATTAACGACGAAGACAAAGAGCATTGGTACGATATAAAGAAGACTGAAGACGGTGATTATTACTTTGTTGCCGGCGATCAGACTGGTGTTGTTTATTTCGGGAAGATAGAGTTTGTCAAAGTTATATTTGAGGACTACGACCTGAGATTTAACGAGGATAGTGATTACTATTACGTCCAGCTTCAGAACAAGGAAGGCGAATATCGCAAGGAGGATTGGACTTTAGAGAATGTTATTCTTGACATGAAAAGAATCCTTGAAGAGTCTTGATTCATGTACGAGATAACAGACGTAATACGCGATTATCTGTTTGTTACGCTACGTCTGCGCGATGTACAGACGGGCGTGACAAGAGACTGGAGGTATTGGGACGACCTGGAGGAGTGGCTGTGCAAGGAGCACGGCGTGAAGGATCTGAAAGGTCTCATTATAGACAAGCTGCCCGATTATGGGGATTGGGTGGAATCAGGAAAATAAAAAAAGCCCGACCTAAGCCGGGCTACGCGAGCCATCTGGCTCGAATCTACGATAGTAGAAATTCGTTCTTTGGAGAACGTTTAAATCCACAGGCTGATGCCTGACTGTCAACGGAAGTTGGTTTTTATTTCTATTCCATGAAGGTACTATTAAAAAGCCTCCGAAGACAGGTGCAAATATAAGAATTAAAACGGTATAGACAAAGAAATTGGCTGTATTATTAACAAAGATTTAGAAAACAATTCTATTATGGCAGAACAGATTAGAGTATGGAAGTCGAATAACCTGCGCTCTACTTATATGCTTGTATATCGAGACGAGCTGACGGGGAGGCTGCGTGTCACTCGGATGGACGGAAGGAAATGCGACAACGAAAAGGGCCTAATAAACAGTTATAATATGTTTGGTGGTGGTCTTTGGGCTGCTTGCAGGGACATGGGCAACGATGTTGCTGAGATACGCGCTGCCGTGGATCGTGAGATAGCCGAGGAGACTGCACAGCGCGAGCGTGAGGAGCTTCGCCTGAAAGCGGAAGCCGAAGCTAAGGTGAAGGCTTTACAGGAGGCTCAGGAGATTAGGGCTGCGCTTGCCGGCACGAAGGACAGCGTATGTGTCAAGCCTATTGAGGTGTTGCAGCGGTACGACCTCTTAGAGGAACATCTGGAACAGCTGAAGCCTGGTGAGTATGCCGTTTGCGTCAACTATAAGAAGAAGGGCATGGTGGAGCTGCGCACGAAAGCACGAACGACCGACCATCTGAAGGTATTGGTAAAGGTGACGAAGGAGGAAAGAAACAGTAAAGCCGCTTTACATCGTTTTGCCGTGAAGGTGCGCGAAGCGTATCAGTCGGGCATTGTCATCATCGGAAAGACTCACGCCCTTCAGAGCTTCGGCAAGCGTATTGTGGACGCTGCCCTCTGTATCAAAGAGAGTCAGAACACTTATTATTCATCGTCTGCGCCACGTCAGTACTACGACAAGAACACGCTTGTGTATATGAAGTTGGAGCAGATTGAGAAGAACGACAAATAAAACATTTACATTATAGACTATGGCAGAAAAAAGTAAAACGACGAGGACAGCAGGCAGACCTGCCATCGGCGGCACCAGACGACAATATGTAGTGACTGACGATGTGCATGAATGGATAATGGCACACGGTGGCGGCAAGTATATTACAGATACCATGCGCTGTGTGCGCGTTACAAGCGGAGGCAAAGGTGCTGTGACAGATTACGCGATGTGCATTCTTCGCGCTGGCACTTGCTTCGATTTTGAGGTAGACCTTACCGAGCCTTATGCTGACTTAGGATTGAAGGCCCGCGATATGATATTGTCGGAGGTAAAAGAGCCTGAGACTTACCATGTGTACAAGGAAGGAACGTGGAAAGATGGCGTTTTCTGCAACATTGGCTCCCTTGCTATCAGTTCACCATCAGAATGCCCTGAAGACGAAAGCAAGCGACGTTATTACAGACCGTCGGGAAACTTCGGGGATTATAAGTGTATTCCTTACAAGCGGGTGAAGGCAGGAGACTATTGTTTGGTTAATCGGTACATCGACGACAAAGCACGAGTCGTAGGCGTATTGGCGCAAGTAGAGAAGTGAAAATAAATAATAACATTTTAAATACTTTATAGAATATGACTAAGATTAAGAATTTTGAACCGAAGCCGAAGCGCAAGCGTAACTATCCGCAGGTAGGTGAGCCGACGCTGCGAGAGGAACGCGAGGACACGTCGGAAAGTGAAGACAAGGACATGAGCGTGAAGACGGTGTTGGCGGGTGTACTGGCGGTGCTGATGGCTGTGTCAACGGGAGTAGTGCTGTTGGCTTTTGCGGGCGCTGCGGTGTTCTTAATGCCGATGATCGGCGGAATGCGAGAGTGAGTGTTGAATGTTGAATGTTGAATTGTCGGCTTTGCCGATTTTGAATTATTCAATTTTGAATTTTATTTTGACTACTTAATTATGACAGTAGAAGAGTATTTTAATCACTTGAAAGTTATTACTGAAAACGCTGGAGCAGACAAGACAGGCGTAAAGATTGAGACGGAGGACGGATATTGCATCAGCATATCTGTAACTAAGAAACTAAATAAAAAATAGGGCATTTATGGAAAAACAGAAATTCGAGATTCGCATTGCCGTAGGTGGCGATGATGAGAAATTGGGAGTGAAAGTGGAAGTATGGAAGGACGGAAAATTCTCTGACTTCAGATTGCTTGAAGGCGACAACCTGCGACTCGCATACGAGGCTTCTAAGTATGCGACGGGGATCATTGCACGACTCTACCTTGAGCACCTGCACGAGGAGGGGCAACTTGATGACGAGCAATACAAGAAGCTCCATACGAAATAATATATCGCACAGTATTTTATTAACAATTTAAAACTTTATAGAATTATGGCAGAAACAGAGAAATTTTCAAAGAGTCAGATTGCAACATTGAAGCACATCCAGAAGAAAGGTTTTGCGGGTTATCGACGTGTAGACGGAAAGCCAGCGTGTCCGGAACTGGAGGAACTCGTGGAAGCAGGGTATCTTGAGAAGTGGTTTCAGAGTATGTTCGGCGAGGACGTGTACAAGCTGACGGAGAAGGGCGAAAACCTGGTAAGGTCGCTTGTAGGGTAAAATCCGATGAAACGGTTGAATCCGATGTTAAAGAAAGGTCGGGGTCATCCGTTTCTTTTGATGACTAAATCAATTTACTAACTAAAACCTAAAGATTATGAGAACTAACTTGATGATGGCTGCCATTGCAGCCGTGAGCATGACGATTGTATCATGCAGTAGCGGCAACGAGAATTTAGTGGAGAACGTGAAGCAGGGGAAGGCACATGTAAAGGTTATGTGCGGCATGGGCGTGAGTGTGTCGCCCATGGGCGCGCCGATGCGCATGCCAATGAGCCGTGCTGCGCTGTCGGCTAACGGCAAGCAGTTGACCGACATCTATATCCTCGACTACGATAAGGCGACGGGTAAGCTGCTGCAGGTGCTCCACCAGACGAGCACGGCAACCGACTTTGCTGAGCCTGACCTGACGCTCGATTATGGTGAGCACGTGCTGAAGGTGGTGGCGACGCGTAGCCTGGAGCCTACGTTATGGGATGCAGGAAACATAACATGGCAGGTGGAGCCTAACGTGCTGACGCCCGTCACGGCAACGCAGCCGGTGATGCTGACTGCCTCGAAGACATCGGACACGTTCGGAGCTGAGAAGGACGTGAGTGTGGGCATTGGTAAGGCAACGACGGTGAGCATTGCGTTGGACCGACTGGTGGCGAAGCTCGTGGTGAACAGCACGGATGTGTTTCCGGATGATTGCACGACGGTGACGCTCGACCTTCAGGAACACCGCACGCTGTCGTGGGCGACGATGGATGTTATGGAAGCAGTGGGGAATCAGCGTGTGTCGGATGTATCGCAGTTGCGAGGCACAACGGGCACGTCGCTTGCCTACTACTTCCTTACGCCGAGGGATGGCTACAAGACGGACATCACGTTCAGGACGAACCGCATGGAGGGTGCACCCTACTCTACGGTGACGGTGGAGAATGTGCCACTGGAGAGAAACAAGGTGACGACTATCACGGGACCGCTGTACAAGCATGGACAGGGGTTTCAGATGATGGTGAATGACGAGTGGAACAGCGAGAGCAACGACATCAGCATCTGACAACTGAGATTTTAATTATCACCAGATGAACCTGATGAACCAGAATTTTTGAAGCATTGAAGATTAAAATTTTCCTAAGATGACAATTCTTAAATGATAAAGTAACCAGATGAACCGGAAAGAGGATTGTGGTGAAAAACGGGTTCATTCGGTTCATCTGGTGATAGATATAGAATAATAAAACAGTTTAGCGTATGAATACTTTTTATTATAAAGAAGAAACGTATAAAATCCGTGGTGCGATATTCGCAGTACACAAGGAACTTGGTAACGGATTTTTGGAAAGGGTTTATCAAGACGCATTGGAGTTTGAATTTCAAGCAAGAGGAATACCCTATGAAAGAGAGAAAGAAATTCAGATAATGTATAAAGGCAAACCTTTAGGCGAGCCGTACCGCGCAGATTTCGTATGTTATGGTAATATTATTATCGAATTGAAAGCGGTTGAAGAACTGCAAGGAATACATCGTTCACAAGTTATTAACTATCTCAAGGCGACAGGTATGAAATTAGGTCTGTTGGTTAATTTTGGAGAAGAGCTTGCTAATATAGAGCGAATTGTAAGATATAAATAAATTCCGGTTCATCCGGTTCATCTGGTGATAAAATAATCATTATGAAGAGATATTTGATGTTTGCGTGTGCAGCATGCCTGTTGGCGGCGTGTGAGAAGCCGGTGTTTGAGGATGCGGGCGAGGATGATGATCCGTCGGTGGTGGTGCCTGGGGATGGTGAGCAGACGGACGAAGTGTTGTGGACGGAGAACGACACGGCGCGTTTTTATCTGCAAGGTGTTGAGCTGAGTGGCGTGGTGCTGACAGACTACCCCACCCCATCGGTGTTGATAGCCCATCCTCTTTATAGACTGCCTACGAGATTAGAGGCTGCGCAGGTACTGAAGTATGCCGCCTTGCCCGAAGGCTACTGGCTGAGCAAGCAGCGCATCATGTGCGTGGATAGTCAGCCTGGCAGTTATTACACGTTTGTACCGCATGGCACGGTGACGAAGGCAGGAATGAAGACGAAGTACTGCGTGCTGCCTATCCGCACGGAGAGGACGAGCAAGAAAGAGAGTGTGGACATAACTGTAAATGACGAATGGGAATAGGTTTGTACTTTCGTACTAAGGTATTTTCTTACTTCAATACTTTTGTACTTTCGTATTTTCATATATACGTATGTACGTTTATACGTAAGTACTAACATATTTATTTATATATCTATATACTTACTTACTTATTTATTTATATACATAGATAAGTAGATAGATAAATAAATATATAGGTAAATAGGTACGTTGATAATTATTTACGTAGGTAGATAAATATTTAGGTTGAAAAGTTTGGATATGTGAATTATAATTCTTAAATTTGCAACGTGATACAAAGATACTCACGTATTTACGTACTCACATACGTTCGTACTTTCATACGTTCGTATGTTCGTAGATACTTATGTACGTTCGTACTTATGTATTTTGATAGATATTATTAACATTAAAATGCTTTACAGAATATGGAAAGACTAAGAGAAGTTCTCGCCATTGTGAACGACAAAGGCGGAGTAGGTAAGAGCACAACAGCTCACAACTTGGCTTGTGGATTGATCAAGCTGAACCCAGAAACAAGAGTACTGATTATCGACCTTGACGCTCAGGTGGCTAACGTGTCGTTGCTGTGCGGTTGGCGCGAGCGTGAGGATAAGCACGGCACCATGTATGAGGCGATGGTGAACAAGACAGCCATGCCCGTGTACCAGGTGAGTGTTGACGAGCAGGACTATCACGGCAACTTGTACATTGCACCATCATCAGAGGACATGTTGGGTGTGGAGCCGTTCTTGCTGCGTGAGCTAAACCCGTTGAAGGTGTTGCAGAAGTTGTTCGCCCTCCCCGTCACTCTGACTGAGGAGCAGGGTGGGGAGCAGAGTGTGATAGAAGCCTTCGACTATATCATCATCGACTGCCCCCCAGCTATGAACCTTGTGACGAAGAACGCCATGTCGGTGGCTACCGGTATTATCATTCCCATGCAGCTTGAGGCATTGCCTACGTTCGGATCATCGAGCGTGATACGTTGGGCAGAAGAGGTGAAGGCAGAGATTAATCCTAACCTTGAGCTTCGTGGTCTGTTGAAGGTTATGGTAGACAAGCGTACAAAGGCGAGTGCCGGGTTCTCGGAACATATAGACAACGAATATGGTGACTATGTGTTCAAGACCGAGATTCCGCGCCGCACAAAGATTGTGGAAGCCCAGGCAATGATGCAGGACATCTTCACCTATGCGCCTGATTGTGACGCTGCGAAGAGTTACGAGGCATTTGCCCAGGAGATTGTTGATACTTATACTGAGGATTAAAATATTAGGAGATATGGGAAAGCCTTTTGTGTTTGGCAAAACTAAAGTTGCCAAGACTTCAGAAGAAATAAGAGAACATAGTGAGAGCAAAACTGAGGCAGCTCCGGCGAATGATGTGCCTGTCACTGATACGCCAGTTGTTGAAAACCCTGCTACTGATACATCTGATAGTGAGACACCTGCTACAGAGACTACATCTGCAACATCCAAATCAGAAGACGAGAACAAGCAGGACGGAACTACATCTGTAACAGAAACGGTCAGTACCCAACAAGAAGGCTCAGGGTCTTCTGCTCCACTTGAGAGCAAGGAGCAAAAGTCTGAATCCACAAACAAGCCTGTGACAGCGATAAAAAATCGCAGGAGCAAGAACACTACAAACCGCTTCGCATTGAACGGAGTGAAGACCGAGAACGGCATTGTCGTGAACGTGCCGATGGACGACTACATGCAGCTTATGATGCTGAAGATACAGACGGGTCGCACGTTGAAGGATCTTGCGTTACAGGCGATACACGAGTTTGTGGATAGGAACAAAATGTAAATTCTTAAACTAATCTATTATGAAGAAGATAATATCAGTATTGTTCGCGCTCTGCCTGTGTATGGCAGTAAGCGCACAGCAGCACATGAAGTTTATGGGCATACCATTAGACGGAACAGTGGACAATTTTGCCTTGAAGCTGAAGGCTAAGGGTGTGACATACGATGCAGTCCAATCAAAAAAACTAAGCCCAGGATCTAAGTTCTATAGGGGAACATTTATGGGAGAGAGAGCTTGCTTTGTAGTTATGTTTAATGCAAAAAGCAGACTTGTTTATGGCGTAGGTGTGGAAATGTCTTACTCTTCATTGGCATTAGCAAAAACTCCGTTTATGGATATAGCGGATAAGTTGCATAATAAATATCCTACGGCTGTATATGACCGTATGGACAAAGATAACAGCAATGATGTTTTAGGTGTAAGTTTTACGATACCCGAAGAAAATTCTACTGAACTGTTAGGCATTATTATGCAGGAACTGAAAAGACCTGACGGTATATTAAGTACCGATTGGAGTATAAACTTAATATATACAGACGTAAAGAACTACAAGAAGCATGAAAGTTTAAATAACGAAGACTTGTAATATGTAAGGTAAAATCCTACTAAAGTTTTTTACCAAGTCACTACAAAAGTGTGCTGTTTTGGTTTTACAATACCTACGGATTTGTTTACCAAAACCTACGGATTTGTTTACTTAAACCTACGGATTTGTTTACTAACTCCTACGTTTTTGTTTACCTTACTGTAGGTAACTGACTGATAATCAATACGCTCAAAATCCCTTAATATAATATAATTATAAACTATAGATTTTTCGTTTTTGAAAGAATAAAATAATAGTTTATAATTATATTATATTAAGAGATTTTTGAGGAGTTGAAAATCAACGAGTTAGAGCATACGAAGTAAACAAAAACGTAGGAGTTGGTAAACAAATCCGTAGGTGTTGGTACATAAAAACGTAGGTTTAAGTACATAAAAACGTAGGTTATGGCAAAGAAAGCGAAAAAAGAAGATAAAGAAGGAAAACTTCAGCTTGCCTTGAACGAATTGCGCTGGATAAATACACCTGTCAATTATACATCATACGCTAAAAGCTATTCTCTCATACAACAGGACGTTATGTTGTTGGTAAGTGGACGACTGCAAAAACATTTTGCCAAGTTCTTGAACGAACATCGTTATTTAAGCAAGGAGCGGCCGAATGGAGGCATCACGAAAGAAGACCTGTTGAAGATGGGACCGATATGTTTGCGTCTGGCTGATTTCGGAATAGACAGCAGCCATTATGACGAGTCGGTAAAGGTGATAAATCAAATGAAGAAGATAGAGTTTCATCTTCCACGTTTCGATCCAGAGACAGGACTTAGAAAAGGTGAGGACTACATGCCAATCTTCAGTAAGATATTTATCCCGAAGAACTTCACATCACGAGAAGGAGAATATTTAAACTATTCGGGAGACGGAGATACAAAGATAGACGAGGACGGACAGGAAGTACGCAAGTTTCGACGTGACGGATATATTGAGGTCACGATAAATATAGAGGTTGCAAAAGCCGTGTTTGACATGACGGACGGATATTTCAATCATCTTGAACGAATAGCCTATTTCTGCAATTCGGCTTACACATCGCGTCTTTATCTCCTGTTGATGAAGTATGCAAGCAAAGGTCAGATGCACCCAGTAATAGATTATCGAGAGCTGAAGGAAGCATTGGGTATGTTTAAGGTTGATGTGGAAAAGAGTGAACAACCCGCAAAGGTTGTTACTACCGAGAAATATCAGAAATTCTCACAGTTCCGCAAACAGGTGTTAGATGTGGCGCGTGGCGACATGGAACGACTATGTGAGGAAAATAAGATAGAGATAATGCTCTCGTGCATCGACCCAGAAAAAAAAGGTTACGAGCCTATTTATAGAGGCAGCGCAAAACGAGGCAATCCTGAAAAAATAAAGTTTCACATTAAGCGCACGCCGTTGGGTGTGGCGCGAGATTTTGAGCTGCATCGTGGTTCGTCAGAAAAGCGTTTGTTCACCAAGCTGATGTCGTTATACCCTACACTCGACGAAGAACGGCTCAAGACGTTTGTTGCTGATGTTCCCGAAGACCTTTGGAACGACTTCAAGGCGTATGCCTATAATGGCGTGCCTCAGGCAGTGGAGCAGCCGCATAGATGGAGTGGCACGATGGAGGACTTCGTGTTTTACATTATGGAGCAATGGATAAAGCAGCATAGCGCGAAGGCCGAGGCACAGCAACAGACTTTTGCCTTTGCTGAAGTCGAGGAAGTGAAACCAGGTGAAAAAGAGTGGCAGATGTATTTGCGCTTGATTGATAAGCAACTTGCGTCCGACTTGAGCAAAGTTAGGTACCTATCGTTTAAGGATGGTGCTGTATGTCTGGGCGTGGAGAATAAATCTCAAGTAGAAATGATAGAAGAGCATTTTGTCGATGTTGCCGTTTTGTCCCATGCGCAGAAATGCGCCGTTAAGATATTCGGCAAGAAAATTTCCCTGAACTATAAGATTGTAAAACAATAAACATTCACACCGCTTACCCTTCCCAATGGTAGGCGGTGTTTTATTTTGTCCTGTTGGTATCAGCGACTTTTTCTAAATTTGTACGCAGAAACCAACAAGACATATATATGGGAAGAATTAGAAACATTATGTTATGGCTTATGGCTGTAATCATGCTCTTCGGCTGTGCTGCTTCGCGGAAGACGGAAGGCAACAAGAGCGAGGAACGACGGGACAGCACGGTTGAAGCCATTACGGACAGCGTGAAGAAGTCGGATGTGAAGAATGATAGCACCGTGTCTATTGCCACAGACGAGAATCATACGTCCGCCACCATGAGCGAAAAGGGTAGGGGAGAGGAGACCGTCCAGGAGCGAGTGACCGAGAGCACGGACGCTCAAGGCAACAAGACCACCACTACTGACCGCACCATCCACCGTAAGGGTGACTATGAGCGCAATAGTTCTTACGAGGAACATTTCAAGCATCTGGAATCGACCATATCACGTATGCAGCACACGATAGACAGCCTTGTGTTGAGTAATAAGCTGAACGTTGGCACCCACTGGGCAAAGAAGGACAGCACGAATGTGACGAAGGAGAAGAACACAAAAGAGATAAAAGACACTTCTTTTGAAGACTTCATGTGGAAAGCTCTGAAGGAACTTGCATTCTGGGCATTTGTATTATTATATATCTTAGGATTTTTATCATGGCTAAAAGACAAGACAGAGGAATGGTTGAAATCTCAGAGCAGCCGGAAGTGACGCTACAGGACTTCGTTATCCCTGCTAAGATAGAGGCCTTCTGCGAGAAATACAAGCCTCTCGACCATTGGCGTGAGGACTGTGACGTGTTTACCGACTATCAGCTTCGCTCGTACTTCAAGGCAGTGGTGTGTCCGTTGGGCGATCCGTTGACATTGTACCTACAGGAGCTGGCTGTGAGAGGCTTTAAGATGAAGGATGATGAATGTGGAGAGCCGGTAATATACGCTGCGCTAAGGTGATTTTTGAATTGTTTAATTTGAATTAAGAATATATGAAGAAACTTCATTATTATTACAAGATTTCGGCTACATCTAATGTTGGCCGAGACATTCAGGCGTTTATGCTCCGTTGTCAGGAAGCCGAAGATAAGGCGCGTGAATGGGTAGAAAGACAGGGCGCGAGTAGTTACTACGAGTCGCCTGAAGGCATGGCAGGTGGAGTGGGAGCAGTGGAGTTTGCCGACACCACTGGACGTGACGGTTGGGACAAGGAAGTGTCGCCCGACGGACGTGTGTTCTTCTTCCCCATCGAAGGCACCGACTTGGAGGAAGAGATGAATGCCCTACCAATTGTGAGCGAGGTAGAGCTGTTCGGCATACTCACCCTTCAGCCGAAGCGCACTAAAGACAACCTGCCATTGCCCATGACATTTGGCAATAGCACCCCCATCGTGTTCTTGCATCAAGGCTTCTGGTATGCCGATGTTCCGTATGTAAGCGCCGACATGACGCTAACGAAGATAGAAGAAAAGGAGTTTTATCGTCGCAAGATGGCAGCGATAAACAAACATAAATAAGTAGTAGATCATAAGTGGTTAATAATTAGGTTTTAGTTTAGATTAGTTTTTTTTGCGTTACCCGTCCGTGATGGATAGGTAACGCTTTTGTTTTATATGTCAGTCGTGCGTGGGGCGGTCGGCAACCATATAGCCATCGTTCATGCCCATGTTCATATTGGCGTTGTGTTTCGCTTCGTTTAGCATACGAGTGAGATTAGCTATCTGTTTTTGTTGCTCGGCAATAACATCGAGCAGACGATGCTGCTGTGTCATGTGCCTATTCTCTAATGCCACGATAGCCGCAAGGTTAGCGTCACTGATATTGTCAGTTATAGGCAGACTCGTATTTCCCTTCTCGCCTACAGCGTTGCTGGCAGTAGGCTTTGCAGTCTCTTGCGTATCATCAGCTTCTCTCGGCTTCATAACAACGCCAGGCACTACTGATGGGGTAATGCGTACATCAAGAGGGTTGAGCATAGAGCGTTCTCCGTGCTGACGTTCCTCCGTGCCACTTGCGTAGCCTTGTATTGGTTCAAGAATATCGTTAGGTGTAGGCATGCCAGGCACAACAGCTCCGTCTGCGCCCGCATCTACATCGCGGAAGAAAGCAGATAGAGGAATTTGGAACGTGTTACAGAGTCGTAGCATACTGATGACGGGCATCGGCCCCTCACATCTTATCCACGCCTTAAAACGATTGTTAGACTTGGCGCCGAGAGCTTGCAGAATCTCACCTTTGGGGATGTCTGGGTTAGCATCGAGCCATTCATTAAGAAACGAGAAATTGTATTGGTACATCATAGTGATAAGTGTTAATGTAGAACCTTTAATTATTAAAAAATGCAAAAGAATTGATTTAATCAATAGTAAATATTGATAATTTCAATTTTAAGAATTATATTTGCATCAAATTTAAGAAATAAGGATTAGATGACCAAGGAAATTGTTGAAAAAATCACAAGATCATACACACCATTGCAGACAGATGACATGTCGGTTGAAGACAAGAAGTCTCTGTATGTGACTTTGGCAAAGAAGGGTTTTACTCTTGCCACTTTCTACCTTCGTTTCTTTCAGAAGGGATTTTCTGAATGGGAGATAGATGGCATCAATGAGTGTAAACGCCAATTCTTACTATTGCCCGACGTGTCGCAGCCATTGTTAGAATATGTGGACGAGAACGACCTACAGATGGTGAAAGGTGATAAGGGGTATCTCTATACCCTGGCGCAGAGCAAAGAGCCCGGTATATTCTATTCTTGCCTAAAGCGTGTGAACGCTGGTATGTGCAACAAGTTTATTGCTTACATGAACGAGCGAGGAATGAGTGCGGCAACCGTGATAAAGCGTTTCACCACCGAGAACTGGAGACCGTGGGAGCAGGAAGGCATACGAGCCCTTCTTACTTCTTATACAACTAACGAATAATTATAATGTACTAAAAATATGCTTGATATTACGCTTGATTTTGAGACTTGTTCTCTGACTCCTACCGCGGCTGTAATGTCGATTGGTGCCGTGGCATGGAAGCGAGATAGCGAGAAATCTCCTTTTTATAATCTGAAAGATGGTAGTACACAGGATCCTTCAAGTGTATTCTCTTGCCACATCGACCTTCGTAGTATGTTCGTCAACAATTACACTTTCGACGGCAAGACCGCAGAATGGTGGGGTGCAAAGAGTGATGAAGCGAAAGCCTCGTTGTTAAGCAATGACAGCTATGAGTTGCCTTGCCGACCTATCGAAGTGGCTGTTAAGGACCTATTTGAGTGGATAGAGGACTTCAAAAAAGAGCATGGCAATCAGGACGTGTGTCTTTGGGCGCAGGGCTCAGATTTTGACATAGCTATCTTGCGTAATATCTGTTATAAGTTGAATATCAACATCCCTGTAAATTATACCTATTTTCGCGACCATCGTACATTTCTCTATGAGGCAGCCCGACTGATATGCAATGCGTGTGGTGTGTTCTATTATCCTGAAAAGGCTTATGACCTTGTGGAAGATTATAAGGACGTGGATAAGGGTGCGGAGCACGACCCCGTGTTCGACTGCAAGCGCAGCATATATTCAACGTGGCAGATGATGAAGAAATTGACTCATCTGAAATATCCGGAGTAATAATGCCTAACCACGAGTATCTGAATTACCCATACATTCCCAACCGCCGGAACAAAAGGCAAGGACGGCCTACACATCGGGAGTATCTGCATCGCATAGCTTATACCGAGACTGTGCGGGACTATGACAGCGACAACAAAGTGCTGCTCTTCCACGCTCCATTCGCCTTAGTGAAGGATGTGTGTCAGAAGTTGTTCACGATGATGCAGGGCAATGTAGGAAATATTATAGTAAGAAATGAGCATTCCTGCCGAGTGAAAAATGGCAAATGCTATTGGCGTGTGGCTGTGGAGATAATCGATCTTAATGAGAGCTTTATTTCGTTCAAGGATTTCGTGCTGATGCTGATTAGCTGCATGAAGAACTTGGCTAACTGCACCATCCGACACTTCCGCACGGAGACATTTCTGAACTTATAGTAAATAACAAATGTAAAACAAAAAGAATAAAGGACAGCACGACGATGGAGGTAGCGGTAACGCCCTCCTATAAGTAAGCTTCGCCAGTAATAAGGAACTGAAGGCCTCGGAGACTGAGCAAGGCTTAAAGAAGTTTGGCGCATCGTCGGCTGTTCCTTTTTAATAATAAAGGGAAACTATGTTCTTTCATCCTATCATCAATCGTCTCGCCAACATCGACCTGCACCTTCTCATGAAGCCCGCCAACGAGCAGCGCATAGAGGGTCAGACCGCGTGTTTCTGTCCTATCTGCAAGAAGGGACAGGATGCGGATGCTGATGTCAAGCAGACACCTCACTTCATCATCTATGAAAATGAGCGAGGTGGACTGTATTCGGGTGTGGGCGTTGACGACAACCGAATGGCAGAGCATGGTGCCGTGAAATGGAAATGCACCCGCACGGGTAAGACCGGCTACGGATCCATCGAACTGTATGCAGCCAAGATGAATCTTCCTATGCACGGATATAGTCTTCAGCGCATCTGTCAACGACTGGTAAGGGATGTGTATGGCGATACCGACGAGGTGCGCCGTGCCTTCCCAGAGGTGTTCGCCAAGATGGACTATCGTACTCAGGCACAGCAGACCATCGAGACGTTTTCCTTCATGCCGAAGACCGACTTCTCGCCACAAGAGCTTGTAGCTCTTGGGTGTGAGGTTACGCTCGATAAAGGATTGCCTCGCTTCGGCTTTGGCAGTACGTTCACTCCCGACATGCTCAACAAGGACTTCCGTATCTATTCTCTTCTGAGCGTGACGCTGCCCGATGTGATACGCGACGGACAGCATGTGAGCGAGATTATCCACGGCACACCCTGGAATCCGCTGTTTGTATGCTTTGCCTCGCAGGAGATAGGTCCGCAAAACTCATACGGATGTTTCTTCCGTCCGGCAATGGCTGGGAGCGAACCGATAGTGTTCTCTACAGCCGAGGAGCACAGCGTGAGGAAGGTGAGCAAATGGCTAATGGGCGACAACGTGTTCGTGTATGCTATGGATCAGCGCAAGAGCGACAACACAGCCGTACATGCCGCCATACAGAAGTTTGAGCCAACGGAGAAATATACCGAGGAAAAAGAAATATGGGTAGAACGTGAAGACAAGAACGGTAAGGGTAAAGGAACATTCAAGCAGGAGAAGGAGAATATTCCTACAGCCCAGATAAAAGCCCGCAACATCGTCTTTTGCCGTACACCCGAAGACGCATTGAGTGTGTATTATGCCATGCGCTCCTTGCGTATTGACAAGGCTGAAGACCAACATTTCCAAGATTATTGTTGGTATCATGTCGCATTCTCCATCGGACGGAGAAACTTCTGGTATATAGAGCGTGGTGAATGGAAACAGGAAAAACTCGACTTTAGCGGAGTGCAATATCAAAAGATGAACCGTTTTGCCGAGCGTGTCATTATCCTCTATCCAAACGACATTGCCTCGCAGCGCGATTGCGGAGCGATAGCCACTAAGTTCAGCTCATTGCATTATGCCATGCTGCCCGAAGGCTTTCGCTCGCGTTATTGCCGACGCTGGCAATGGCTGTACGGATGCTCACCTCGAAGTGTGCGCGACTATCTGCTGACATACACCATGAATGCAGAAGAGAACTTCCAGTTCGACCATGATGTGCGTCTGCCGCTTTACTCCCGATTGCGTGGAGCAAGAAACACGGAGCCATTTGAGATAGAATATCCGCGTGACCCTCGAAGTGGAAAACTAAAGCCGCCTACCTGCAAGGTGTCGCCCACAAGATTATGGCTCTTTATGACTTGTCACGGTTATTATCGTATGATAGACCCGGAGAGCACCGACCTCGTGGGCCAATATATCCACCTGAACAAATGTTTTGTGGAGTATATCGACGCAAAGAGCATAATGCAAGCTGCAAAAACTCTATTGATGGACTATGTGGAACAGGCTTGGCGGCACAACGACAATGAGCGACGTATGATGTCCGATTGCGCAAACATGATAGACAAGACGTTTAACGAGAAGTCTGCGGGAGGTTTGCAGAGTATGGTGATAAACTTTGCTGATGCGTTCGATGCCAAGACAGAGTATTTCTACTTCAATAATGTGGCATTGAAGATAACGCCCGACAGCATCCGCACGGTGTCTTACGACGACATCAACTTCTTCATCCCCTCGCTCGCCAAGAAGCCGTATGACTTCACGATGCGAGTGTTCGATCCTCCTTTCGTTATTAAGGAAAACGAGGAATATCAGAGTAGGCTTCGGTCTATTGATACCAAAGAGGCAATGAGAAATGAGGACGGTTCGCCGGTGTTCTCTCTATCAGAAATCAAGCAGATGCGTTCCGACCTTATGGAGTGGGCGCAGACCTACCGATGGCTGGTAGAGTGGCGCAGCAAGCGCGAGCAAGACCTATGGCCCATACTTCGCGTGGTGCGCGGTTGTTCAAACGTGCTTTGGCAAGAAGAATTGGAAGCCCAGCGCAATAAGAAGTCGCTTACGCCTGATGCAATAGCTATACAAAATGCACACTTTGCCAATATGCTTTCCGGTATCGGGCGTTTGTGCTATCGTTCATGGGATGGTATGCAGAATATCTGCCCTTACTTTCTTGAGGATAAGATTCCTGACGAGAAGCAGGCGAGTGGCGGTAGTGGTAAATCGGTAATGGTAAATCTTGTGGTGGATGCAGCCGTAAACGTGCTGCCTATAGATATGAAGTCGTTTAAGGATATTGAAAGCGCAAAAAACTGCCTTACCGACATTCTGAAATATCCAGGCAAGTACAGAACGGTACATTGGGAAGACCGACCTAAAGGTTTCCCCTTGCAATACTTCTATGTGAAGGTGACACGAGGCACTAATGTAGAGCGCAAGTATGGCGATCCTATCTCCCTGAAAATGGAAGAATCGCCCTTGCACGTCATTACATCCAATTACCCATTGTCGGATGATGAAGGCTCTACCGTAGGTCGATTCCCCTTGGTTAGTTTTTCAGATCGCTTCTCACGAGGCAACTCTATGAAAAACGAGCCGCCACGATCGCCTTCGGACGTGATGAAGAACTTCACGCTTGACCCTGCAAAGCTCACCGACACCGACCGCAACCAGACCATCTATCTCTGCGCCTTAGCAGTGCAGTTCCTGATGCGCTATCACACCTTTGCCATTGCACCGCAAGGCAATGTGCGCCGCCGTCAGATGGTGCAGAAGCTCACCGAGAGCATCGTGCGCTATTTTGAATGGTTCTTCTCTCGTAATGAGGTTTACGGAGTGCCAATATGTACCGATGATATGTTCAACGAGTTTATGCGCGACTGGGCGGATGCTTCCGAGGGTAAGAGTAAGGAGTATAGCCGAGCCACCTTCAAGAAGAAGATATACGACTATTGCGAGAACATGTCGATAGCGTGCAACCCGAAGCACCTCTTCGAGAACGAGAGCGACAAGCAGCGCAAGTGTTTCAAGCTGCAGGCATGGGTTACACAGGAATACTTTACCGGTCGTGAGTGGGAGAATGACAACACCATCGAGCCGAAGTTTATCCGCTACTTGCAAACGTCAAAGCACGTGTTCTTCTTCTTCCGTCCTGGCAAGGACGCAATACCGAAGGACTACAAGGAACTTAAGCGCATTGCCAAGAACTTTGCCGAACAGCCTGACCCGCTGCCATACCGTGACGATGATGGCAACATCGTGCAGCTCACCGATGAAGAGAAGGAACGCTGGGAGAACAACAAGACACGCAAACAGGGTCGGCGAATGGCAGCACTTGCAGCTACAACACCCACGGCTGTTGCGCCGGATGTTAAGGAAGAGGATATGCCGTTTTAATTAGACTGAAAGTATAACTTAAACATTTATAGAGTATGAAGAAAATAATGCTTAGAAAGGATTATCAGACTAAGGTAGTGCCAGTAGCAGAAGCAGTAGGCCATTATTTGGCGGAGCCAGCAAACCGAGTTTGGAACGAGACCTTTATTGACGAGGACACTCAGCAGAACGTCGTTATAGAGCGTGCTGAGAATATTGCGCATCGAGGATGTATGGTTACTGACAAAGTTCTCGAAGAATTGAAAAATAATAAAATCGAGGAGGTAGTGATAACGGACGTTCCGCATCGTGCTAAGGAGTCAACTTTGTTCAATAGGATTATGCCAATCAAGGTGATGGTGCGCAATGGTTTGGGAGATAACGCCGTACTTATTGTGCGCAGCGATTCTTTGTGTGGAGCACAAAATCTTGCAGCCGATTACGCAGAGGGTGCTGTAAACGAAATTTTTAAGACAGAGGGTGCCGAGTCAATATATGTCGCTAAGTCGGAGATAATAGAAGGTATTCATTTTATCGGTCGCACAAAAGAAGACATTGAACAGGAGGAAGCTGAACTCGAAAAAGATGCAGATGCTCCTGTAAAAGAGCCGTTCAAGGTTAAGGCTTCGTTCATTGATACCGAGATGTATGAGCCAGAGAATACCAGGTCGAAAGCTGGCGTACATACAAAGGATATGTTCGTTGTATGGGCTTATGATGTGGTAACAGCCAAGAACATCGTGTTCGATTATATCAAACACTATTATCGCACGATACTGAACGAGCGCGAGACTCTTCGCGTGATTGGAGCCACACAGTTCTATGCACATACCTATGTCCCTGCTGAGTACTGCAATGAGTATATCGAGCAGGAAAAGTTGAAGTTGGCTGTGGAGGAGTAGGCGTATATGTTTAATCTTTAACAAAGATAGATTATGAAATTATACCGTTACATGTCTTCTGTTGAGATAGCTAAGTTGTTTCATAGAGAGACATTAAAGAATACTACCGACCACAGTAAGAAACGTGGTACGGCAAGCACGGCAAAGGGATTCTGTTTTGGAATTGGTGGCAGGGAACAGGCTAAAAAGGATTTTCGCTGATTGAAGGGGATTGTCTGTTCTGATGCTCTGTTGGTATTCACTCCTAAAATTTTTGAAAAGTTTACACCATGTAAAGGTCGCTATATAGACTATGATAAGATTGATGCAGAAGGAAAATCTATCATAGACTATCCAATAGGGGAAAAACCCTGCAAGTACTTCGAAGAATATTGCACCGAGAGTTATTCTGTTGATGACATTGAACAAATAGAGTATTTTGAAGTGCTACGCCCTTCTTTTCTAAAGTAGAATGTAAATAAAACAATACGATATGCGAACATTCACCCCCCCCATGTGCGACAACTGCATCTCTTACGACCAAATAAAATGCAGTTGCAGAGAAGAAAGCTCACCGCTGTTCGGCGGAAATATTAGTCCGTTGCACCTCGCTTGCAGCAGTTTTATCGGGCTGTCAAAGGTGTATGCACCTAAGAACCGAGTAAAAAAATGGTATAAGGTGCGCACGGTAAACGATATGAGCGACAGCAAGGCGAGACTCTTTTAGAAGGATAAGCAGTAAAAATAAATCATAAAACAACAAACAAAATGGCAAATTACAATGGAAACATCGACCTGCTCACGCTCAATGAGGCAGGTATTTATACTGGACTTGACAAAAAGAATCCAGAGCGCACGTGGTATTGCGCTCCAACAGACGTGAATGAGATTATCGTCAAAAAATCACCACACGACCCCAATCGTCTAATGGCTTTGCTGAGAGTTGTGATATGGCCTCTTAATGAAGCCTACAAGGCAAAAATCCGTCAGTCAGCACAGGAGCGGGGCGATGAAAATGTTTCGGTTCCTACTCACGAACTTCAGCACTCGTTCTCGTTGGAATATATAAAAGCGGCCATAAAACGTTTTGTAAAATTACCTAAGGCGGTGATTGAAGAAAACAAGGGCACTCATCCTGAGTTTGCTGAGCAAGATCCATCTGACGAGAACACTTCTTTATTCAAGGCTATTCGTCGTCGCATGAACAGGCGTATGGGAATGCTCTATCAGCCAAAAACAGCGCAGCAGCCTTCGCCTTACGCGCAGCCCACTTTTGCGGCAGCAGGAGCAGCCGTCGGCTATGTGGCTCCGGCAGAGGCAAGCGGTACGGACCTCAGCGGATATAACTCGGCGGAAGACGAGGCCTTGCCGTTCTAAAAAATATCAAAACAACAGAAAACACAAAAGTACACAAAAGAATAGGGTGTATGAAAGCAAAAGTATATTTTGAGTTTAGTCCCTTCCGATTCTTTCGGCGTAAAATCCTTGTTTTTGTGTTCTTTTGTGTCCTCTGTTGTTCTTAAACTCAAAATTCAAAACTCAATATGAAGTTACAAGCCCAATCATCCAAAGCCCTACACGCTGCCCTAAACAAGTCGGCAAAGTGTATCGGATCTAAGAACACTATAGCAATCCTCGACAACGTGCTGTTGACACGCAAGGGAGAGCAGTTCTTCCTTACATCATCAACAACCGAGGCACAGCTCACCATTCCGGCACCGCTCACCATTTGCAGCGGCACATACGACCGCGACATAGTGCTGCCTATCAAGATGCTCAGCGCATTGTTAGGTACATTGCCAGATTGTGTAGTTACATTCGACATTCCCGAAAAAAGCCAGTCGTTCACCGTAGAATATTGCACAAGCAGCGAGGACAACGTAAAGTCAGGTAAGGCGCAGATGTACCTCTTTCCTGGAAACGACTATCCCCAGATGGTACAGCCGAAAGCCGAGCAGTCGTCAAAAATCAGTCTGCCAATGTCGCTGTTCCGCTCCGTTGTAGACACAGCTGACAAGTTCGTTTTTTTCGAATTGCTACGTCCTACACTCTCTTGTCTCTGCATCGATGTAGCCGAAGACCGTTCAGAGGTGGTGTTCGTCGGAACTAACGGACACACACTTGTCAAGGCGATGCACAGTAACGACCCTTCAAAGGGAGGCAGCGACTTCTTCCGTGGTGGCGAACCTTGCAAGACGCTTATTCACCGCAACTATTTCCGCACACTCTCCGCTTTTGATGGTAGTGAGGACATTAACATTGAGAACGACGGGCATACCATCCGCTTCACGTCAGGCGACACCGAATTGATATGTAAGCACATGGAGGGTAGATACCCAAACTACAACTCCGCCATTCCGAAGTCGAATCCGTTCTATGTAGTGTTCGACAAGAAGGAAATGCTCGACATCCTGCGCCGTGTAAGTCTGTTCTCAAGCAATGCGAGCAACCTCGTAGAGATAAAGAAGAACGACAAGTTTCTCACCGTGTCGGCAAGCGACGCAGACTTTGCCATATCGGGCGAAGACCAGGTGTGCATAGCCGATGCCCAGTGTGAAGACAATTTCCGCATTGGTTTGAAGTCTACATCCTTCCAGACCTGCATCAACTCCATCCCTTCTGACACCATACGGATGCAGTTGCTCGACGCTTCGCACGCCGTGGTAATTACCGCCGACGAACCGGCACCAAAGGTAATGACATTGTGTATGCCAATGATGCTGAACGATTAAAACTCAAAATTAAAAAAAATGGACGATACTCTCCTCTTCATTCCGCCTTGCTGCGTAGACAATAAGCTGCCCAAGGCGGTCAACCAGGCTCCCCACCGTCAGCTCACGTTTTACACGCATGGCGACGTGACAGCGGAGAAATTCTATAAGGCAGTGAGCCACCTCGTGATAGATCCTCATGTCATGGTGCTCACCATGCCTTCGCCTAAACAAGAGACATTCATGTTTCTTGAGCAATGCTTTGAGCGAGGATGGATAACCCATCTCATACTATCCACTCTTTACTCATGCGACTCTTTGCTGCATAAGCATCTGGGCGAATACGCCGACCGCATCATTTACGCACAGAGCGACAACGTGAGTTTTTACAGTAGTCACATGGTGCTTTATAACAAAGACCGTGCCCTGACACTCAATGGGCCGATGTTCGACCGTCCTCAAACCGACGCGGCTCTTGTGTCCTACAATCTCGTGTTCCACCCTTCACATCTGCTCAGCTCTACAAGCGACTGGGGCAACCCACTGCGCAACATCCTCTTCCCCGACGTGCTGCGTCAGCGTAAGAAGATTTTTGCCGGAGGCGTGAAACTGATAAAGGATAAGACAATAGACAGATTTATACATCTTGAATTTCCGCCATTTAAAGAAGAATAACAATGAGACAACCCACACAATCATACACCGAGCTTCGCCGATATATGGAGAAATGGCAGTGGAATGACCCTCGCACGGGATGCCGGGTCACGGGTTTTAATCCGCCGCAGACAGCCAGGAACGTGCAGCGTATGCCGTTCTACATCAAGTTTCTCACCAAGACGGGACACATAGACATCGGTACATGCGTATGCCTCGCCGTAGACATCGACCGCCATCAGCGCAAGGTGCAGTTCGTCGAGAGTGGCGAGATAAGGGTTGTCAACGATATACTTGTGCTCGAAGTAGACGGCACGAGATTTATTACGCATTAATACATACAATTTGTTTTTTCTTTATTATTTGAAGGATTTTAAATTCATGGCTAAAAGGTTTAGTGAAACCAGATAAGTGTTAAAAGCACTTTTTGTTGAAGATTATTATTCGGCTTGTTCGTGAGAATATGCCGTATGCGTTTTTTTGTATAACTATTATGAGATTCTTCGGTCCGTGAGGATAGAGGAATTTCTTTAATTTCTTTAATTGAATTATAAACTTAAAACAATATATATATGTGGAATCCATTTAAAAGAAACAAGCAAAATAAGTTGCAAGAGTTGCGCGACTTATCTGCTATCTCGGCAATTCTCAATGAGTTTGAACGTCACGGGCTGATACATTGGCAGCGCCGAGATAAGATACTTGTCATTGAAGAATCTCTGGTAAAATTGAAATTAGCCGAAGGAAGAAGCGGCTTTTTGAAGTTTCTCAACCAGGTAGCCATGTGGCAGAACAATAACATCGTTCAAGAAGCCTACGAGGCTCACCGTCTGAAGGTGGAGACCGAAGCTGTGCGTAAGGCGCAGGCTCAGTTTGCCATGCTCACCAAGGGAGACCTTCAGCGTATTCGTCAGAACGCTCGTGAGCAGATGCCTATAATCCCACTTGAACAGCTCAAGTTTATCAAGGAATTTGACATCTTCGTTGTGCGAGCCGATGCTCCCTCTCTTCAAGATGCAACTAAAGAAGACGGTCATCTGCTTGCTCTCGGCCATTACGACGGAGAGAAGGTAGAAATGGCAATGTACGAGGACATTAAATATATATTATATGATAGATCTGAGTCTTGACCGCCACGACTTCGTTGCAGCCGTTGAAGGTTTCGCTCATGGCTCACACCTCCGTCAGCATGTGTGGCGTGAGATAGTGTTTCGTAACATACCGCAGATGACCAACGACGAAATGGACTTCTTCTGGTACATATTCCGTCGTAACCTTTGGGATGGTTACTTCCGTAAGCGCGACGGCAAGACAGTGTGTGAGTGTGGCAGCGAGGACTATCTACATGCGCTTGCAGCCCTGCATCGAGGCAATAGATATACCATCACATTCAAGTCACCCGAAACCAAAGGTATGGTGACAGTAACATGCTATCGCTTCAACGGCCGTTTCCGACCGCTTTATTTCCCCGGACATAAGAACAAGCGGATGGCATCATTCGAGGCGTATATCCCCGATGAATGGATTAAGGAAAAGCGACAGCATGTTGTCCCCGAAAACCGTAATGTGCAAGAGGGGAAAGAATCATGGTGGACAGATTTGATCGTGTATGAAAAGTTTCCATTAGAATGTAATTAAAAACTCTTGATGATGAAGAAAAACAACAAAAAAATAAAGCCTGATGCCGTGCAGCGTTTCAAGGACGCTTGCAACGACATTGCCGAAGCCGTGAACAAGCAGTTGTTCGATGGTTGTCGCACATGGTATTGGATAGGCGATGATGTTGGTGGTGCGTGCGACTTTGAGGAAGCGGACATTCTGAATCCCGAAGACATGGTGCGCATCATCGAGAACCGAACCTCCTACGACGAGTATGCCGAGTGGCGAGAGGCTAATCTCGACCATGCGCAGTATATCAATTTGAAGTCGTGGCTCATGGGAGCACGGCACGAAATGTTTAAAGAAGAATCAGATACTTTTGAATAATTCATCGGATAAAACAATTTGTTTCAAATTCATTGGCATTGTCCTTTGCGAAGGATATGGTTTGAAAGTATGGGTAGTCGTTGCGAAACGGCTGCCTTTTTGTTTTTATGTCAACGAAAAACACTAAAGACCCTAACACTTGTAATATGTTTTGTTCTTTTCGTTCTTTTGTGTCTTTCGTTGAAAGATCACCTTCCACTCGGCAGCACAAACCAACCGCCACCGCCCCGGAAGAACTTGCAACCTAAGTACAGAGTATCGAAGGCATCCGTAAAATCGGTACGTTGCTGTAAAGGCAGCGTGTCCTCGCTCTCAGGCTTCTTCTCCTGACTCTTGTCTTTGTGGAATCCCTTGTACGAAATCTGCACCTCGCACAGTTGCATGGCAATGATAAGGTCCGGGTTGTTCGGTTGGTTGATGCGGATGGCAGGGTAGGAGAGGTGGGCCAAGCCTTCATTTATAATCTTATGTTTGATGTCGTGCTTCTCCGGCACCCCCATGTCGATGCCTGTCACGCTCCATCCGTGTTTCTCCAGTTCGGCAATAACGGTCATGTAGAAACGCTCGTCGGTGGTGGCGTATGACGCGCCCTGCTTTGCTGTAGTATCATAGAAATATGTCACGTCGCGGTTGATGGCCCGCTTGGGAGCATAATAATCCGAAAAATCAGCTATCAGTTCACGCAGCTTGCGTTCGTTCTTCACATAGAAACTCTTGATGACGTTCAGACATTCCATGCCGTCACGCTCGTACATCTGGCCAACCACCAACGTATTGATGTTGGCATTGTAATCCAAGGCTATATATAAAGGAAGGGAATTAATACAGTCGGAGTCCATGCGTGAGTCGTTGCGCTCGCCCAACTCCTTAAAGTCGGGTTGATAGCTCTCGCTTGTGATGCGTTTGCCGTTGATGATTCCGCTTACTTTTTGTGTGCTAAAATTTGCCTGGCTAAGAACATCATCATCTGGTATATAACCGTGAACATGGTCGATGTCGAGGTTTGAGTAGAAACCGTCGTTCGTCTTCTGGATTTTCAAGTTGAGTATTGAAATCGCGAAGGTCATGGGCGGAAGATCACGCTTCATCTGCCTTATGTAACTCTCTGAGAGAACATCCACATTGTCGAGCGACGACGCACGACGCACACAGAAAGCCACACGGCGTAGCTCACGCAGATAACCGTCTGTGAACTTCTTCGACCGCAGGAACATCTGCATCTCGAAATCCTCTTCCGGTGTAATAAGATACTCGTAATCATAAACCAGTTCGGCATCGTCCTGGGGAATGAGTTTATAGTTGACAGCCATCTCAACCATGCCCTTTGTGATATGTTGGCCATGGTTGGGCATAATCTTGAACTGCCCTTCATGCTTCATCATCTTCAGAGCCACGGCACGGATCATCGTGCGCAACTCCTTCGGCACCACATGAACCGAGTGACTGGTCTTCTTGGCGTTATACAGCAGGTCGTTGTAGCGTATCACCTTGTTGGCATAATCTTCCAGCTGTTCTTGCACCCACCGATATGTCTTGCCTTTGAACGGACCTGCCTCAATTTGCATGTCCAGTTTCTCTTCCTCCTTCTCCAGCCACGAACCTTTGGCTGTGAGCGAAGCATCCGAGAGGAAGCGCGTACTTTTATACATCGGGTTGTAGTCGGAAAAGTTGATGTTGCCCAACGGGTGTGTCTGCCCCGAAAGAGCCGGCATCAACTCGTCGGTCACTTTCTTATAAGGAAAGAACCTCGCCTCGTCGCCCACCATTGCCGAGAACGTGTAAGAGTTGGCAGAGGCAGTCTGCGAGAGCGATATAAGAACCCATCCGGCACCATTGGCAAACCAAATGTAATTATCGTAGTTCTTAGGCTTGAAGATACTCTCTCGAGCATGTTTCGGCGGTCGTCCCCAACCAAAATGAATGCCCTGCGTAAAGCCAAACATACGCTCCATGGCCGCCATCGTACTCGGAATGGTCTTGCCGAAGCCCTGTTGGCGCGACACCGCCACCCATGCGCCGAGCATACCAGGCATGGAGTTTGATGCCGTCCAGACGTAAGGAGCCACAAGTCCGTCGGTCTTACCCACACGACGGGCAGCAATCACTCGCTCGTCTTTGGCTCCCATGTATAGCGACTGTTGCTGAAACTTAGTCAAGTAAATGTTATGTGCTTGCTGCATTGTTATCCTGGTTATTTATTTAAACCGCAGAAGACGCAGAAGGCGCAGAATTTTTCTTTAAGCAAGTATTTCTGTTTTTTCTGCGTTTTCTGTGGTTTGAAAATACTTATGGCTCATTGTTGTTCCGATGTCCGATGTGCCATTTGTTGCACGTCCTGCACCGATACACCGTATATCCCTGTGCTTTGAGCTTCGGATTCTCTTGCAAGAACTCCCAAGCATCATCCTCAGTCTCGTAGGCCTCCTTCGCCTTCCACGAGCGTTGCTTGCGTGTGTAATGCTCAGGGTCCGGCTTGAACGGCGGCACCTTGTTGAAGTATTTTTGCCGGGTGTTACTCATGTATTGTTTTTTGTGTTGTTTTGTGTTTTCTGCTGTTCTATTTCCCGTCAGTTAAACCATTTCACTGTTGTCTCGCCTTTATATCCTTTCTTCCACACGAACCAGGCGTAAGCCGCGGCGCTGCTGCCGTAAGCCTCGAAGTCGCCATTCATAGCGCATTTCAGTCGTGACGAACTTACCCAAACACGAATGGGTGGGGTAGAGCGGAAGAGAGCGCGTCGACCCTTGCCTTCGAGGAAAGTCAGCTTCAGGAACATTGCCACCTTCTTTCCTTCGGGGATGATGCTCAGAGCCTTCTCCACAAACTGCTGCGCGTATTTGTATGGCGGATTGGTGACGATGTTTCCGTCCCACGTCAAGTTGTCTATTGCGAGGAAGTCGGCTACCTCGCCATAACCTCTATCCACAAGGTCGCTGCTCACCACCTCATACCCTGCTGCCTCCAACACCCTACTCATGTGACCCTCGCCACACGAAGGTTCCCAGATCCTGCCCTCGAACCGCTCCAGCTTGCACAGCCATTCCGTCGCCTTCGGTTCTGTGGCGTAATAATCCTCACGCTGTCTATTTGCGTCCGTATGGTTGCTTGCGCCCAATGTCTTGAAGACAGCGGCCGAGCCGCCTACCCAGTCTTTTCTTTTTATGTTGTTATTCATGTTGTGCATTGTTTATTATTGTTTATAATGTCAAGTCAATGCCAAACTCTCTTTCCAAGAAATCCTTCCAGTCCGGTTTCCCGAACAGCGAAACGTTAGCCTTCTGCCAATCTTTTTCGCGAGGGAAGAACACATCACGCGCAAACCATTCGTACACGTTGTCGTAGCGTTGACGGACTTTTGCTTCGGGATGATTGTTCCAAAAGCGTTGCCCAGCACGCAGGTAGGCTCGTGCCATACGCGGATAATCCTTGAAGTAGAGGATGCGCTTGCGTTCTGTGGCGAGTGGGCAGCACATGCAGCCAAGACGCTTCGATACGTCAATTTGCCCCCCGATTGGTATAATAGACCGGAGCGAGCGTCAGATGACGGTCTTCTACGAAAGCCAACACGTCATCGTCATTCCAATCGAGAATAGGGTAGATGGCTTCCACATGGTTAGCCTCCGTCTTGCGACCATACCAACGACATTCCGTAGGCTCGTTGTATCGCTCGTTGCGCTTCGAGCTCTCCGACTTCCTTACGCCCATGATGCACTTGTCCATCACCTTGTATTCCTTCAGTTTCTCGCAGCAGAAACGCGAGAAGCGGTTAGGAAATCCCTTTTTGGCTACGAGTTGGAAGAACGACTCCTTCGGTCTGCGTATTTCGGCACTCATACGCTCCACATGAGCAATCGTACCGGGCGGGTCAATCGTAGTGTTGCGGTAGATGGCACGGTAGCGGATGCCAGCCTCCTTAGCCAGTTGCAGAATCACGTCTGAGTCTTTGCCACCCGAATACGCCACCTCTATCTCACCGTCATACCCATTCTGTACACCTTGCAGCAACCGGATGGCATGGTCAATCTTTTTCTGTAAATTCTCTGTTATCATATCGTTTGTATATTGCTTTTGTTTATGAAGTTTATGTTATGCCTATTACTTCGCTAAGGTTATACCTATCACCTTATATTCCGTACTCCTTCAAATACCCCTCACACTTGAAACCCTTTCTTGGCATGAAGTCCTTGAAGTCGGTGGTGCAGAATATCATTCGCTTGTTGCACCATCGGGCCATATCCTTCTGCCATTCGGGGATTGCGTGATTGGGATTTGTAGGGTCACGGTATGGTTGTGCGTAGGCGTACACGGCTCTGCCTTCATGGCTCATGCGAAAGCGTTGCAGTCGCTCCCACCAGTAGTGCAGACGGTGGTAACATTCTCGGGCGTCGTTCTTGCCGCCTATCATGGTGTAGAGAAAGTATTCGCCCCGGAATCCTGCCGCATTGATAAGTTGCATGGCTCGCTCACACTCTGCTATCTGTGCTGTGGTGTCGCAACCAAAGCGGATGCGGGAGTCTATCCATTTCACCTTGCCTAACAGTTCGGCATATTCCGGAGTGACAAGCCGTGCGTCCATCGCCTGATTGAAGTCTATATGCAGACCAAGGTCGATTATCTTCTGGAGCTGTTCCTTTGCATAGTCGCCCGCCGCAAGAATGTTGTTGTCCATCAGCACAATATGCGTGCGCCCCTCGATGGCAATTTCTTCTATATCCATGTAAGGACGTATGCGTCCCTCCTTTTTCGGAACGACACACCAGAAGCATTTGTTAGGGCACCCCTCGGTAAGTTTGCCTACGGCTTGATTTTTCGGTAGCCAAGGGTACATTGCGTAGAGAGGCTGGAGCTTGTCTATCTCGTCGGGCAGACGCTTATAGATGTCGTAGCCTGTGCCACCCTTCTCCAACAGGTCGTAGGAGAACTGCCGAAAGTCGATGTCGGGCGAAAAGTTAAAGACCTTACTGGCATACAGTATGTCGTAATGATGCCTGTTGAAAAGGTCGGTAGATTGAGCCCATTCCACTTTATCGCCCCGTATCGTGTGCCAACGGGCAATCTTGCCGAGAGCCACGTTAGGGTATATCGTAGCTCCCCATTTTTTTTGCCGTGTCGCCCATCCACGTCTATGAGTCCTATTTTCATCTCTATTCTTTATATTTTCGTTCATTCCGCATCATCCGTTGGTCCTGAATTATTTGTCAATATGCTTTCTTTCATGTACCCGTATCTAATCACATCCTCCTCATCCTTCTTTTCCATATACTCGAAGTAGTCCGGCTCTTCCGGCTTCTCCCCGCTCAGCAGTTCGTCGTCTTCTATCTCCTGCAGGTCTTTGGTCGTAAGACCATACTTGCGGGCCATGCGTAGCTTCTCCTCCTCGGTGTAGTTCACGCGGTCGCGCTTTACGATGCTCACGTCCTGAGTGATGGAAATGCGGCTCATGTCGGGCATCTCGTCCGTAGCGTCCTTCTCCTCATGGAAGTCTCCATACACATTAGCCAAGGCTTGCATACCCTTATCCACCGAATTTTCTTTGTTTTGCTGTTTGCCTGTGCGTATCAACCACTCGGCACCACTCAGATACATAGCCTTGTGGCGCGGACTCTCGTCAATTTGGAAGAAACGTATCAGATGGTTGCACACCAACACGTCGTTGTTGAGCTCCGTAACGGTACGCGGACAGATATTACCCTCGTCGTCGAGTGTAATCTTCAGCGCAAGCACATACTCCTGCGCCTCCTTGTTGCCCTGCGCTGCCTGGTTGAAGAACATCTCGTAGTCGCGTCGGGCAATGTTGCGGCACACCGTCCGTGGGTCGATGTCCTTGTTTTGCACCCATCGTTTGTAAAACTCTGAGCAGACCTGCATCCGGTAGCGTTGTTCCAGTTTTGGGAACGCCGTCTGCATACTCGTGCCATAGGAGAGCCACTTGTCGATGCGGGCCAATGTATTTTGCGTGATTCCTGACATAGTTTTGTGTTTTTTATATAGCCAAAGTTACAATATTCCCCGTCCCCCGTGCGGACATGAGTTTAAGTGAAGAGTGAAAAGTGAAGAGTGAAAAATCCAATAGTTAAGAGAACACATGGATTCTTCACTCTTCGTTCTTCACTCTTCGTTTTTTACTCTTCCCTTAAACTCATGTCCGCATTGCGTAGCAGCTTATCAGTAACTTTGTTGTATAAAATTCAGGACAACAACACAAAACACAACACAAAAACATGAACAATCCATTCTACGTTTCGCGAGCCATTGCCGCAGTGCTCGGCTTGCTGTGGGTTCACATCGAACCCTCTATCAATTTTATCACCGTGTGCTTCTTCGCCCTCATCATCGACTGCTATACGGCATGGCGATGCAACCGACGTATTTACCAGAAATACCGCGAGGAGATAAAGCGCAACCCGAAGTGTAAGATGGACGGTAAGCTGCGCTCCAAGAAGATGGCAAAGATGGTATGGACCTTCTCGGTCTTAATCATGTGCATCTGCCTCGCTTCGTATCTCGACCGCAATATTCTCGGCTACATGAACACTCACCTCGCCAACCAGCTCACGGCCATGTACTGCCTGGTGCAGTTCGTCTCTATTCTCGAAAACGAGAGCACCTGCAACGGAGCGGCTTGGGCAAGAGTGCTGCAAAAGATTGTGGCAGACAAGACCGAGCGACACTTCAATGTGAAGCTGAAAGAGCTGATGAAGGATAAGGAGGAGAAGGAAGCTTCGGAGGAAACAGCGAAAGAGTAATTTTGAGAACCAACAGAAAACACAGAATAAACAGAAATTCTATGCTTGAATATTCTTTTCTGTTCATTCTGTGCCTTCTGTTGGCTAAACTTCTTTACGAACATTTTGTAGTTCTTTAATCAGCAGTAAAATGACAATAAGCAATATTCTTGAGCATTGGGCGAGTATCTACAAGCCCCTATCTCACCGTCCCGAAAGCGAACGCCTCGAAGACCAGAGCTTTTTTCGCATCCGCTACATCGACCTTGAGAACATTTTTTCCCGTAACGCCAACATCGTTCACTCACCGTGTATGCTATACAGCGTACTGACCACTGGCGAACTTGTTGACGCAAAGAAGGCATCTGTCTCTCACCAGGTGTGGTTTCTCGCCAAGGTAAAAGACACGCCGCAGACCCTTGGCCGTTACGACGGCAACAAGATAGAACGCACGGCCAACGACCTCACCGACTACTGCAAGGACCTCATAGCATGGCTTATCGAGGTAAAGCGCACAGGCCGATGTCCCCACACAAAGCGCAGTTTTGCCGATGATGCCGTAGTGATGGCAGAGCTGCAAAGCATCGACACCAGCAGCATCTCCTTCGGCATGGTGGGCGACATCTACGCCGGACAATGGCTCGTGGTGGGCATGGACTGGAAGAGCCTGCAACCGCTCTACAATTTTGCGTGTGGCAGCAACGGAAAGTATATCGTGCCGAAAGAGGACTTAAAAGGATAGGAGGGTAGGGCATGGCACGTTTCATTTCTCCCGTACAAAAACCTTTTGCGCCTCTGTCGCGGGTAGCTCCGCTGTATCTCGACCAGACTCTTATGGACCTTGAGAAGAATATGCAAGCACAGCGTATTTATCCAACTGAGGTATATCGAGGCTATGAGGAGATTAACCAATACCGCAAGGAACATGGTATGTGGTGGTCTACCGGAGAGGGTGCAAAGTCGTTTGAAGGACACATCTATCAAGCCGACGACCAAAAAGGATTGCTCACGGTAGGTATTCGCTATAACGACTATTTGCGATATGTTGACCTTGGTGTAGGCTTGACGGGCAAAATTCATGTTCATGCGGAAGACGTAGACCGAGCACGTCCGGCAAAGAACGCCAAACGATACATTCGTGGCAAGTGGGACCGCAAACAAGGCAAATCACACCGTCCTGCCATCATGCGAACCATACGCAGATTGCGCGACCGCTATCGCAATTATCTTGCTGACTTCTACGGTTATCAAGGTGGCATTGAAATCATCTATGCACTGGAAGGACTTGGCGAATACGCTAAATCTACATTCTAACGTTAATTCAACACAAACTATTATGGCAAATTTAAAGACCGAAATAATCCTCTCTATGAATGGCAAGGCGGCTATCCAGGTGCTTGAAGCTCTGCGTGATAAAGCCAAGGCCGTAAGAGAGGAAATAGACAATCTTGATAAGAACGCTCCCGACTTTAAGGAGCAGAAAGCCGGACTGGAGAAAGTGTATGATGCCTTGCAGTCGGCACACGAGAATGTTATTAAGGACACGGAACGACTGGACCATGCCCTTCAAAATCTTACGTCTACCTCACTTCAGAATCTTCGCAAGGCTTTGGGCGACGGTCGCCGTCAGTTGCAGAAACTGTCGGAAGACGAACTGGAGCAAGCCGAGGAAGTAAGAAAGAAGATGAAGCAGGTGGGCGACGAAATCCGTCTTATTGAAGGTCAGTATGTCAAGATAGCCGACGGACTGAAGAACGTTGCCAACCAGTCAGACCAATGGCTCGACAAGGCTATCAAGCAACAGCGCGACCTTGTAGGCTCGCTGCAAAAGTCGGATGCCGAGTATCAGAAGAATCTTGCTACATTGAAGCAACTTGAAGCCGAGGAGGACAGACGCAAAGGCAAGATGAACGTGGCAGAGGCACGTCAAACGGTAAGTGATGACAATGCCTCTGCTTCGGATTTGCGTCGTGCAAAAGCAACACTTACGGAAGCTCGTGACAAGACAGCCATCGGCAAGACTGGAGAGATCGATTCCTACAACCGTGACCTTCAAGAGATAGAGAAGCGACTGGAGGCTGTGTCGGGTAAGGCTCAGAAAACATCAATGAGCTGGAAGCAGATGAAGCAGGTGTTGGCTGAACCTAACAAGGCTTCGGGCGAAGACATCAAGCGCACGATGGAAGTGATACAGCAGAAGATACAACAACTCCCTGCTGGTAGCAAGTATGTGTCCGACCTCCGTCGCCAATACTCCATGCTCGAACAGACCCTCAAGGGTACCCGTATGTCGCAGAGTGCCCTCAACGACATTCTCGCCCGTAGCAAGCAGGGCAAGGCTTCTCTCGACGAACTGCGCCGTGCCTACAAACAGCTTGAAGAGGAACTGAACCAAATCAACACCAAGAGCAAGGAATTTGCCGACAAGCAGAAGTCGATGAAAGAACTGAAGAAGAACATCGACGAGGCGACAGGCGCGGTTAACAAACATGGTAGTGCATGGAGTACGGCAGCGAAAAATCTTGTTGCCTACGTAGGTCTGTTTGGTGCATTCAACATGATTAAACAGAAGATAACTGATGTTATTAATCTTAATTTCAAGTATTCCGATTCCTTGGCCAACGTCCGCAAGGTAACCAACTGGTCCATGAAAGACGTAGAAGAGTTGTCTAACAAGCTCTCGAAGATGGATACCCGAACCAGCCTTGAAGGACTAACCCAGCTTGCCTATGTCGGTTCCCGTATGGGCATGGGAAAGTATGGCGTCCAAGGTTTGGCGGAATTTGCACAGGCAAGTGACCGTGTAAATGTAGCACTGAAAGAGGATCTCGGTGACGACGCGATGCTGACTCTCTCCAAATTCGTAGAAACGATGGGTGAGGTGGAGAAACATGGCGGCAATATCAGCGAGGCTTTTGACTCAGTTTCAAGTTCTATCTTCAAACTGGCTTCTACATCTACTGCTAATGGTGGCAATATTCTGGAGTTTGCCAAGCGACTGACCGGTCTTTCTAAGTCTGCGCATATCACGAGTGACCAGCTTTTAGGTCTTGCTTCTGCCAGCGACTCTTTGATGTTGATGCCGGAAGTAGCATCTACCGCATTCGGAAAATTGATTACCAGCCTGTGGACCAACTATCACGATATAGAGAAAATGCTGGGTATGCAGGAAGACTCCCTGAAGGATATGATGAGCAAGGGTCAGACGATGCAAGCCTTGGTGAAGGTTCTCGAAAACGTAAGCGACAAGAACCTGAGTTCTATGGATGAGTACTTCAAGGAGTTTGGTTCAGATGGTCAGCGACTGAAGAGTGTAGTAGTAACTATGGCTCAGAATATCGGCGTACTGAAAAGTCATTTGAAGGAATCCAGTGAAGCGTATCGTGAGGGTACTGCCGTTACCAAGGAGTATGAAATTCAGCAGCAAACGGCACAGGCTATTCTCGAACGTGCTAACAACATGTGGGAAAAGGCTTTTGTCAATCCGGATGGCATCGATGCCGTTAAGGAAATGGCGAAGGTATGGTATAATTTCTCGAAGGAATTGACACAATCCAAGTCATTTTTAACGTCCGTGCAGATACTTTTTTGGGAATTAAAAAAGTCTGTCGAGGCACTGCTATTTGTATTGCCTGGATTGCTGGCATACCTGGGAACACGAGGTTTGGTAATGGCGTTTACCAAGTTGATTCCTTTAATGATAGGTATTAAAGGTTCCAGTATTGTTGGCTTTTTCACATTGCTTACGCAGGCAATAATGGGTAGTCATATTGCAACGCTTCGCCTTATCGTCTCCTGGAAGCAGTTGAGTCTCGCTATGAAAACCAATATTATTGGATTGGTTATATCTGTAGTAACATCATTAGGTGTCGCAATTTATGATTTAGTCAAGAAGACGAATGAAGCTTCTTCTTCCGTTCAGAAGTTTAATAGTTCGTTTAAGGGTGTAAGAGAGGCAGCTAACCATGCGGTCGCAGAACTCGATGCTTATTATGGAGCTATCAAACGAGCCAAGAAAGGTTCTAACGAATACCAGGCGGCCATGAAGACTTATGTTGATAAATTCGGCATGTACTTCAAGAAGCTCAAAGATGAAAATGGTATGGTGCAGAATCTTGCAGAATCCTATCGTCAGGCAGCGAAAGCTATCCGTGGCAAGATATACCTCCAGATGCAGGAAGATGATATTCAAAAGCATTACAAGCCTCGTATCGGTTGGAGTCTGGATAAACTTGATGCTTACGGGAAGGTAGCACCAAAGGGCTTCGGTACTGATGTTTTGAGGGGATATGAAGAGGATAATCGTAACAAGAATATGGGTACGATTATCGCAGACCTTGCACGAAGATTTGGCTCCAAAAATGTTGCAAGGGTTTTAGCTTCGGAAAAAGAGGGCAGAAGTTCAGCGCAGGTAAGGAAGGTTTATAAAGATACTCTTGGTGATGGTACGGTACATCAGTACGTAAAATACGAGGATTTGCCTATCGCAGACCAGCGCCTTTTCAGTGCGCTTCGCTATATCCGTCAGGCTCGTTCTGCTAATAATGTCTTCGCTGGCATCAAAAATAAGTTTGCTGGTGTTCAGGATGAGATCAGTGATTATCTGAAGGCTATAGATGCTGCCGCAAATGAAGACCTTGGTGGAGGTGGTGGCGGCAAAGGCGGCTCCGGTGGCAAAAATACCCCGAAAACCGATAATGCAGCCAAACAGGAGGAACAGAAGGCAAAGACTCGCGCCAATGCGCTTATCGCCGACATCAAGGCTTTCTACGAAGAGCAGATGCGCAAATACCTGGAATGGGTGGCTCAGATGAACGCCGATGGGGAGAAGGTAAGCGAGGGCCAGCAAAAAGAGCAGATGGACTATCTTCAGTCGCAAATGGATAAAGCCTTTGGTACTGCCCGTCAGTCCATTGTCACTCTTGATGATGGCTGGCAGAAGTTCTATCAGCACATGGACGAGGATGTGATGGTTTACGATGAGAAAACTTCTAAGCAACTGCTTGATTCGATTGGCAAGGCGGATGTTGGTGAGCTTCATAAGTTGTTCGCCAAACTGTCCGGCGACCTCTCTCGCGAAAACAATAAGACTCTCGCAGAAAACCTCGGTGCATTGCTCGATCAGATCTTTGCCAATGGATCTAAGGAATTGCGTGAGGCAGCAGAGAAGTTGCTTGCCCGTCAGCGCGAGATTCAGAAGATTTTGAATGAGCACGACTACACAGGTGCTGTTGACCGCAACACTCGTAGCAATTTCGACCGCTTAGGTTTCCTACAGCCAGCCGAGGATATTCGTGCTGACTCTCCCGAAGGCCTTGAAAAGATGAATACTGCTTTTGATAAGCTGACCTCCAAAGCACGCGAGTCTATTACCGTACTGTATAGTCTCAATCCGGAAAGCGAGGAATTTCAGAATCAGTTCCTCCAGTTCCTGTCTGTAGCCAATGAGGGCTTCGATTTTTCAAAACTCTCGGCGCAAAATCTCAAGGCTCTTTATCTCGAACTGATAAAGTACAACGACGAATACGAGTCGGCAAACAAAAAAGGCGACGACGAGCGCAAGAAACTGAATGATTACGGATGGTCGAAAGATGCTACCCAGAAACAGATGCAGACCACGATTGATTATCAAGAGAAACAGAACAAGGAAACCTCACGTCAGTATTCTTTTGGTGCAAAAGGCGACACCATTACCCCTTGGGGACAGACTGAGGCTACCGACCCAGAGTTGGCTCTACTCAAACTAAAATACGACTTAGCTAAGGAGTATTATAAGTATGTCGAGAATCATAAAGGTTCTGACGAGCAGAAGTTGGATGCAGCAAAAAAGATTGCCGCTGCCCACGATGCCATTATGGACTCTGTGGTCGCAAAAGCAAAAGCCACTGCCGAAGCACAGATGAAATGGTATAAGCCTATTGAACAATACGGCTCGGCTCTGGGCGAGGCGTTGACCGATGAAAGTAAGTCGGTAAAGGATGCTACCAAGAGCATGATAAACTCGTTCATTGACCTTACTGGCGAATACGTGCAGCAAAAACTCACCCAATGGGTGATGACGAAGCTCTACAACTCGCTCATGGCAGAGTCGGAGCAAGAGTTGGTTATAGCCAAGCAGGTTGCCGCCACCGAGAACGCTACAACCGCTGTTACCGAAGCTGGTGTTGAGGTGGCTGCTGGTACAGCAGCAGGTGCCGCCAAAACTATTGGCACGCTTGGGTGGTGGGGTATTCCTCTCATAGCTGTAATAGGCGCTGTGCTTGGCGGTTTGTTGTCGCTCGCAAAGGGTGCTCTGAGCAATGCTTTCGGTAGTAATAAGAACAACATCAAGCGCAACTTCAAGGTTACATCCGGTATGCTTACCTACGATTCCGGCAACGTGCAAGACCTCCGTCCGTTCGTCGGTAATAATGGTAGTCTTTATTGGGCAACCGAGGATAACAAGCCGCATAACGGTGTGTCGCTCCTTACGCATCCAACCGCCACCACCATCAACGGCCATCCCTCCCTGGTAGCCGAGAACGGTCCCGAGTTGGTAATTGGACGTGAGACAACCCAGGCAATGATGATGAACAATCCGCAACTGCTGAAGGCTCTCGTAAATTATGACCGCAACTATTCCGGTCGCCGCGCCTACGACGCTGGCAATATAGCCGAAACAAGCCCCACAGTAGCCGCAGGAGCTTCCGTAAGCGACGAAATGGTGTCTTACCAAGCAAGCACCAATGTCGCCCTTCTGCAAGCCGTAAACACGCTCTTGCAGCGCCTGGAGCAACCTATCGAGGCCAAAATAGATATGTATGGCCGTGGTAAACTCTACGACAGCATGACAAAGGCTAATCAGTTTATGAAGAACAAATAGCCTTCCGCAAGCAGCAAAGCATTTCCTTGCGCTACACTTTTCGCAAGCGGCAAAGCATTTATCTTGCGCTATCTTTCGCAATTAGCGAAGCATTTATCAGGTCGTCGCGCCGTTAGGCGAGGCGGCCTTTTCTTTTGCACTTCACTCGCATTTCTTCCACTTTCTTTCTTGTTCAAGAATAAACTTTTGTCCCCAAAAGTCCAAAACAGCGAATTTCCGTAACTACCTAATAATCATGGACTTTATCTAAAGTCTACTCATTAAAAGTCCAAAAATCTACTAATTAAGGCTACTACCTTATATAAATTTCGCCAATTTCCTTTCTTCCCTATTTTCAAAACTCCCCAACCCTAACAATATAGTTAGTAGCATTAACGCCTATGGCGTAAATAGTTGACTTTTAATAGGTTATAGGATAGGAAAAAAGGCAGACAGCGGACGAAAAACGCTCTAAAAAGCCTTATTTATACTATTCTTTATATATTTTTTGTCTTTTGCGCTCGTATAGGTATATAAAAAATTACCCCATTTTTAAACTTTTAATAGATAAGTATCGGAAAATCAGAAAGTTAAATCACTTTTTGAAAAATTCATTGGGCGGTCACGAGGTGGATTTTGGGTGGACAGCAGAAGCGTTTTTTAAAATTACGAACTTTTCATTTTTCGACATTTTCTGAAAAAATGGACTCGAAAACTAAAAACTGGACTTTTGAAGTCTCAAAGTTCAGAAATGGATTTCGTTGTTGAAACATTCAAACAATAGACAGTATTTATTGATATTAAATAAAAGTTAATAACAATAGTAAGAATTGGTTAAATCAAATATAATTATTAAATTTGCAACGGTTTTATCAATCATATAATAATATGTTCGACGAGATTTGCTCAGTTTATAAAGAGTCTACCGATGCAGAAGGACGTTTCGTTGATCGTGAAACGGGCGAGTGCATTCAGCAGATGTCTATCCGCGAGTTTTGCTTGACGGACAGATGGAAGCCGTATGTGCAGCGGCTGCGTGCCATGCGTCAGGAATTTGGCAGTATGGCAAAGAAGATGCCTGAGTACATCAAGACAAAGAAAATGTTGCCAGGTGCAACTCTTAGCGGACTGTTTGCTCTCTATGAAGACGACAGTCTTACCCATCCTGGGGAGCGTGTCATGGTTAGCCGACGCGAGAGCCATCTGAAGCAACATACTGGCTGGCTCGCTATCGACATCGACTTGGCAGACAATACCCAGCTGAGCAACTTCGACAACATCCGCATGGTTTGTCAGTTCCGACCAGAAATAGGTCTGCTCATGCGGTCATGCTCGGGTAGCGGATATTTTGGCTTGGTGCGCTTGGCTTATCCCGACCGACATAAGGCGCAGTTCAAAGCTCTTTTGCAAGAATACGCCGCAATGGGCATTACGCTCGACAAGGCTTGCAGCAATATAGGTCGTGTGCGCTTTGCGTCATGGGATGATCCTGAACATATCTATATAAACGAGCGGGTGGTGCCGTATCGAGGATTGGCTGAGTATATGCCTCAGATCACGCCGCAAGCATTCAGACAATTGTATCGCTCTGAAGGTGGGGTTACTTACAATGATGAAGGTGGAGCGCAGTTTTGGGAACAACAGCGAGTGCAAGACCGCTTGATAGAGGTTATTGTGCTGGAGTTGGTAGCCAATCATAAAAATATCACCGAGAGTTATGAGGAGTGGACCAAGGTAGGTTGGGCATTGCGCTCGCATCCCTACGGTCTTGATTTGTTTCATCAACTCTCACGATGTAGTCAGAAATATAACGAAGGTCAGACAAACGTGAAATGGACCCAGTTAGGCAGTAGTAAGACCGTGACGTATAACTACCTAATTCATGCCTGCAAAACAGAGCTTGGAATGGAAACATATAGGCATATTTGCAGGCGAGTTTGGAGTGAGTTGAAAGGCTAAAACACCTTCACTGCGTATTCACTTCATATTCACTTGTTATTCACTGATTTTTTAATGTCAAAAATCCAATAAAAACGATATATATGAATAAAGTATTTTTTGCAAAAGAAGGCTTGACATCCACATCTGCAAATCATGTTGCAAACATGGCCAAGGAGTATGCGCAGCGAATATCGGCACAGGCTGACACCTTGCGTCTTTATAGCAAGAGCGCACGTCTGCTTGGCTATGCACAGCCATCGATTGTGGAAGCTCCTCTTGATACTCTTGATGCTATTCCCGATGTTATACGTCGTGTAGTTCAGTGTAATGCCCTTATCGGTTGGCTGCGTGAGGCTTATCAACGAACGCGAGAAAGGTTTGAAGGCCGTGCAAGACTGCAACTTCATGGTGTGGGCTGACGAACACAATATTACTCTTCCTGAAAAGCCAGTGGTTCCTGATCCGGTCTCCGATATTGATAAGGTGGGCAATGATATTTTGAATGTAAAGGATCGCAACCGCTATATTGAGTTGAAAACCAAGATGGCGGTATATGGTAAGTATATTCATCCCGACGGGCTATTGCCTCTGGCATTAAAGAGAGTGTCATACCGTCTGGCTAATCCTACAGAGATAGAGGGAGAAGGCCGTGATATGGTTGTGTTCTCTTATAATGTTGAACCTAATACCATTGACCGACTGAATACAATCTTCTTCCAGCTTCAGGGCGAATATCGGGCATTGCAAGCTGAGTTTAATGGCATTGAGCATCGTTTCCGCATGGAAGCCGAAAAAGAGTACAGCAAGCGATTGGCTGAATACAAGAAAAAATATGCAGAGTATCAAGAAAAGATAAATATTTTCGATACTGAAATGTCGAGATTACAGACAATGTTCGTTGAGTGGCAACAGCAGGAAATTAAAGAGATAACTTCTCTACGCATTATCATCCCTAACGATCTCCAGGGAATATATGCGGAGGTCAACGGTTTGTAAAACATAAAATAATAAATAATACGAGGTGGGTAAGGTCAGACTGAAGGTCTTGCACCGTGAAACTGACTCTCACACGGATAGCATACGGAGTTCTCTTTAGTGAATCATGCGTTTTTCCGAAACGTGTCTCACGAGGTCATAGGTTCGAATCCTATCTTTTCTTTCAAGAGAAATGTAGCTCAACTGGATAGAGAAAGTATTGCGCAAAAAATCACTCCGCAGTCAACATCTTCTATTTCGCTATCACTATCACTCGACTGCGGTGGCTATCACTATCGCCATCATTATCACAGAAGTGCCGTATGAAGAATGTGGCTCACCTCGTTTTCTATATTCTATGAAACTAATAACAATTATTGGTCCGAGTGGTGCAGGAAAGGACACTGTGGCTCGGATGCTGTCTGATTTGGGCGGCTATAAAGTGATATGTTCTTACACTACCCGTCCGAAGCGTGAAGGCGAGATTGAAGGTGTGGCACATCACTTTGTGGAGAAGTGTGATGTGTCGCACGACAAGATGCTGGCTTATACGCAATATGGAGGTTACGAGTATTGGGCCACCATAGAGCAAGTGGGCGACAAGGCTATTTACGTTATCGACGAAGACGGATTGAAGTCTCTCTGCAAGAAGCTCCCCGATATAGAGCTGTTCAAGATTTGCGTATCGGCAAAAGAACGCACACGTCTTCGCCGAGGCGTTACTCCTGAACGCATGGCACGCGACAAACAGCGCAAACTCCTGCCATTGACGTTCTACGATGCAGTAATCTTCAATAACGACTCACTCAGTGATCTGTTCGACGAAGTACAGCGTGTTAGATATATGATTGAATAATGATTGCGGCAATTAAAATGCACTATCTGTTAAATAATAAACTAAGATTCGTAAGCAATGAAATTTATAAGCAGTTCAGTAGAATGGTGGCAGCAGACCTCTCTTGCACAACATATAGCAAGAGTGGGCAGAATATGCTACAAGGCTAAGGGCAAGCAGCCCGAAGAAGGAATGACTGAAGAGGAAGTGGAAGCGTTCATTCAGAAGCGCGACGAAGAACGCTGTAAAGGCTTCTGGGAAAGCGGACATCGCTCGATGTATCGCCACGGCACCGTCTACTTTTTCATGCCTAATGAAAAGGGCCTTCCTAACTACATCTGGGCGTATCTGAATGCTTCGCCTTACATCGACTATGCCACAAAGAATCACAAAGTATGGATTAGCACAAATATGCAGTTCATGCTTGAGAACAAGAACCTGATGGACGCACTTAGTCCGTATGGTGTAAGCGAAGGCGAGTTTATCGAGAAGGCTCAGAAGTATGAGTGTGAGGAAGCATTTTCCATTATCCGCATGACGCTGGTAGTCACAACGCAACGCATACAAGGAGAGTCGTATAATCGAAAATCGCCAAATTGTATAGCCGAACAAAGTACACGTTATGTAAACCTTTCACGGAAAGGTGGTGTGCAAATTTGTCGCCCACATTGGGAGGAACAAGCTAAGTGGTATCAACTTTGGGCTTCTCATTTTGGCTATTGGGTGGCAGAGAAGGTTTATAAGTTCTTGATATTTACAGGTCTAAAACCTGAAGATGCAAGGGGCAACCTAACTTTTAATACCTATACCATTTGTGGTTATACATACACTCTTAGTGAGTGGAAGCATATTTTGGATATGCGCTTACGCAATAAAACTGGAATCGCACATCCTGACGCTTCTATCGTAGCAAAACAGATCAGTAGAATCATTAATGAGAGAATGCAGCAGTATATTCCGAGTTTTGAAATTTAATTAACAATTCAAACAATATATATCATGGCAAATTTAACATTAAACGAATACCAGGACAAGGCAATGAGTACTTGTATGCCTGAGAGTGACAATCTCTTCTATATGCTTGCCAATCTCGTAGGCGAGGTTGGCGAGTTTGCAAGCAAAGCCGGCAAGCACATGCGTAAGGGCAAGCTGCATATAACCACAACACAACGCGACGAGGAAGGCAAGATCCTGCATACGCAGGTGTGGAACGTATCTGACGAGGAACTTCATCTTATGCTTTCTGAAATCGGCGACATTCTCTGGCAGACTGCCGGACTGGCAAAAGTGATGGGCGTTACGCTCGAAGAAGTGGCTGAAGAAAACCTTGCAAAACTTGCCTCTCGCAAGCAGCGAAATGTCATTGCCGGCGATGGTGACGAGCGTTAGTATTTTATCCCGATAATGTACCTTATGATAAATAGGAGAAATTATGAGTAGAAAACCGCTTCCCGACCGAGAGGATTTTGTGCGCCAGCAACCTACAATTTATCAATTCGATTTCAGGGATGTTCCTATAGAAAAATATGCAAAGTCGCTTTATGCTCTATTCCACAATCCCGACTACGTTGATGCTGTAGGAAAGCGCAATCGCCTTGTTGCAACAGGCGATCGTATGCGTGTAGGTACAAGCGAAATGAATAATCTGTTTCGAGTTATTCAGCAACACGACCGTCGATTGGCTGACATTATGTATGCCTCTATGGTGCAAGTCAATTTGCACTCTGAGGTTAGCTATGATACCATGACGTTCTCTACTTTGCTGAAGTATAGTGTTGATTATTCGCAGCCAGGAATGAAGGAGAAGGTAGACTTACTTGCCGCTCGGCTCGACCGTCTGACGTTCCTTGCCGAATGTCTTGACCGTATTGCCACTGACATTCGTGGAGATATGCTTGATATTTTTAAGGGTAATATTGAGTTCAATCAGTTTGATTCCGTTACTCATGTTCTCCATCAGCTTAGAGGCTATTTCCGTTCGGCATTACCCAACGATATGGATTCTCCTGAAGGGGAATTGTTCTATGAATATGCTGACTCGATTTATAATTATATTGATAAGCGCTTGAAGACCTATACTGCAAAGTATCGCAAGATGCACCCTGTTTCGCCCAAATACACTGAAGAAGACCTCATAGAAGGTCTTAATCAGTTCTTCGGTCGTAATGATAAGTTCGACAAAAGTTTTGTCGGTCACACTAAAACTGGTGGCTGCTACATTGATGTTGCACAATTATGTCTCCGTCTCGATAGCAACGAAATAAAGAAGATTGAGAAGGTGACTTGCAAAATCAAGTCGAACAATATTTCCGATGCCGCATTGTGCTATAGCTTCAATGCCACTGATTTAATCATGAGCCAATATAAACGGCCCGAACAAAAGCAATAACTATGCCTAACATTTACCTTCGCCTACCTACGAGTCGTTGCCAGTTCTTCCGCAATCGCGACCCGAAGCACACGCTTGCCAAGGACGAGCCGTTGGTGTTTAGCCCCTACATGCCTCACCACTTTGTCTTGCGCAAGCATATAACCAATATCCCTGCTGTAACGCAAAAAGTTAATTCACAATGTTTCTCACACCAGCAGTGGCGCAACATGATGCAGGGCAAACACCCCAATGGTGGTGAAGTTGTTACAAAGCGCGATCCGCATGAATACTTGTCTTTTGGCGAGGTTCAGCGTTTTAGTGGAAGTCAAGATTACGCTAAGAGTGACAATGAAGACTATTTGGGCATAAAGTTGCCTTCGGAGGTAGAGGTGATTGACGTAGTTCGTCAGGTTACGCCGGTATGGAATCTTAGTACGCGCGGCATCCGTCAGTTGCTTCTCATGCTGAACGATGATTTTAAGCGCAGTGTTGTAGAATGGGCTTTAGCTACATTTGACTATTGCACATCCGATAAGCGTATCATTTTCCGTCGTCAAACAGCTATGCTTGAGCGTTTTTTGATGCGTTACGGCATAGACCAGAACGAGAGCGAAAAAGACGCCTTGCGTCGCATCATCAGCCGATGGCTAACTTCGAATCATAGCAATTTCAAAGCTTATTCATGTGCGGATATGCAGTATATAGATGATAGTGAAAAGCGTTATTGCGTAGACGATATATTGTTTGACGATTAGAATAACGTGAACAAGAGTTAAATCAAAGTTTAAAACAAGTTAAAAAACAACCGTTTTAGGTGTACAAAAATGCAACTACCCGATGAATGTAAAGAATTATTCCTCGAAGGCATTACCGATGTAATGTTTTACCCGAAGGAAGATTGTGTAATCCCCGTGCCGTTCAATATGGCACAAGTGTTATATATTAATAATTGTAGTCTGCCCGCCGAGCCAACTTTACGCTTGGCTACGAGTGGCGAAAACTACGTTATTGTAGAGAATCTTAAAGTGAAGATGACATTCGCTAAACAGGGCAATGGCACTATATATACATATAATATTAGTGCTAATGTGGCAAATGGAGGCGAAAATGTGGCTGAAGCGTACCGAAATATGCGTGATAAGGAGTATCTTGTGGTATTGCGCAAGATGGACGGTTCGTTGCTGTTGTGCTATACCTTACCCCATACATTCGGTATTGGTGGCACCACGGACCACAGTCAGACTGAGTTGGCACGAACCGTCACAGCCACCACTCAAGCCCTGTCGGAGCCTATACCCATCACGCTTCGAGAGTAAAGCTATGCAACCATTTTTCTGATACATTATATTATACTGTTTAGAGCCGCTATTCGTGAGAATGGCGGCTTTTTTTGTCCTAATGTTAAAAACCACGGTCTTTAATTTTGCATAAGGATAACACAGCGGAGTAGTAGCAGATGGTAGCTCACTTGGCTCATAACCAAGAGGTCGAGGGTTCGAGTCCCTTCTCCGCCACATAGTCAGTCGGTAAAAAGATTGATTTTTCAGGATAACAACAACTAAACACATTTATTTTTAATGAAAGGCTTATTTGAAATACTAACCGAGAAGAAGTGGATGGTCAGTCCCGACTTCGTGCATGGTATTCGCAAGTCGCTTGAGCACAACCTAAACACTCATGCGGCTTTCAGCAAGCCGGAGAAGAATTGCGGATATGTCACAGCAAAAGATGCCGAGGGCAATACCTACTATCCAGAGGAATATCAGATCTCAGAGGACGGCAAGCAGGTGAGAGGCAACTGGTGTCTGGGCCTCCCTGCTGATGACGAGGATGCGCAGACGTTTCCTTTCGTTTCGGTTCTTACTGTTGACGGCCCTATCACTCGCAACGGCGGCTATTGTTCGTATGGTTCAATAGACCATCGCGACATGATGATGCGAGCAGCCGATCATCCTCTTTGTCGCGGTCACGTTTTCATCATCAACACTCCTGGCGGTTCTGCTTGGGCAAAGAACGATTATGCTCTTGCTATCGACTATGCCCACTCAAAGGGTCAGAAGGTTATAGCCTTGGTTGATGGTCTTTGCGCTTCGGCTGGTATGTACCTCGCTTCGCTTTGCGACGAACGCTATTACATGAATCCAAAAGACCAGGTTGGTTGCATCGGTGTAATGGCAGCGTTCTATACTCTTGCTGATGGCACAGTAGACCAATTTACCGATGAAACTTATCACGAGCTTTATGATCCTAAGTCGTTTGACAAAAACAAGGCTTATCGCGACCTCGCTAATAAGGATGATGACAAGGAACTTATCAAGGAACTTGCTGATCTTGGTGTTGAGTTCCGTGCCGACGTAAAGAAAGCTTGCCCTAATGCTACCGACAAACATCTGCATGGCAAGGTGTTTAATGCCGAGGACGTGAAGGGCATTCTGATGGATGGTCAGTCATCATTTATGGGAGTGGTGCAACATGCCTTTGAACTTTATGATGGTAGAGCCGAACTTATCAACCGTGAACAGACGGTTGAGCCACAGAACGAGCCGGAGAATGAGCCAGAGCCAGAGAAACCGGAAGCAACTAACACAAACACTAATATAAATATGGAGAAATATCCTCTTATTTGCAAAGCTTGTGGATTGCAGGCTGGTGAGATTGCCGTTACTGAGGAGGGCGCGTATATGAACGCCTCGCTTCTTGACTCTCTCGAAGCCCACATGAAGGAAGCTGAGCAGAAGGTGACTGATGCCGAGCAGAAAGCCACCGCAGCGGAGAACGCTCTCGCGGATTTGCAGGGCAAGTTCGATGAACTCTCCGCCAATGTAAACGCAGCCAACGAAGCAAAGGAAGTCGCGGAGACCGCACTCGCCCAGGCTAACGAGGCTCATAGTACAGAACTAAGCGACCTTAATGCACAGCACACCGAGGCTCTTGCCAAGAAGGACGACGAGCTGAAAGCTCTCGCCGAGGCAAAGGACAAGGAGATTGCCCAGCTCACAGCCGACAAGACTGATGCCGAGGCAAACCTTCAGACTGCTAAGGACGCGCTTGCTACAGCCGAGCAGACCATTGCCGACAAGCAGGCTCAGATAGCTGCCCTCACCAATGAGGCTGGCGAAGAGCTGAACAGCGGCGAGGCTCCCGAGAACAATGGCGAAGGAGTAAAGGTCAAGACCTTGCGCTCCTTTGACGGAAGCAAGTACAAGACCAACGCCGAGCGGAAGGCTGCTTTCCAGCGATTTATGCGTGGTGAGGAATAGTAATTCCCTACCAAGCCCACAACCAACACAAAAATAGACAACACAACAACAACACAAAAACACTAACAACTATGGCAACACTTCCAAAAGATTTTATCGGCAAGGATGCGCTTCAGCATGTAGCCGAGCAGGTGAGCAAGGAAATCCTCATGGGTCCTGGCTATACTGATGCAGAAGAGATGGATCGCCTTGGTATTGAAATCGTATCTGGTGTTCAGTTCAAGCGTTCTTTCCAAATTCTTCTCCGCAAGGGTGGCACAACCCGACGTAAGGACGTTCACACAAAGATAAACAGCGAGGCAGGATTCCTCAAGGAGCGTACACTTACCGTGAAGCTCGCGTGGGATCACTATACCGATTCGATTGACCGCTATGTAGAAACAGTATTCGGTACAGACGCACAGGGTCAGTACCCATTTTCTACTGCAGCAACTGAGGCAATTCTTCGTAACTATGCCGACAACCTTACAGCATGTTTGTGGAATGGCGACATCGACCTTGACAAGGGTGGTGAAAACGTTCCCGCTCGTGACCAGGCAATGGCCCTTTATGATGGCTTCCATACTTGCATCAAGCACGACATCGAGGATGGTATTATCTCAGAGGCTAACGGCAACCTCGTTCCTTGCGAGGCTATCACAGCTCCTGTTGACAACAACGACTCTACACCTTACGACAACTTCTTGGCTTGGCACATGAAGTGGGACGCTCGTCTGCGTAAGGCCTACACTCGTGTCTACATGAGCGAGCTCACAGCACAGTACATCGCAGCCGGCTATGCCAACAAGTTCCATGGCAACTTCAAGGTTGACTATGAAGTAGGCGGCAACTTCAAACTTCCCGGACTGTCTCGCGTTACTATCTGTCCCGTTGCAGACTTTGGTGAGGGCGACCGCATGTACGCTACTATCGACAAGAACTTTGTTTACGGTGTTGACACCGAGAGCAATCAGACTTATGTAGGCGTTAAGGTCGGTACCGACGATGACATGCGCGACATCCAGTTCCAGATTCAGTCAATCCAGGGTGCTGGCATCAAGAATCCGTTCAAGTATGCTTTCTGTATGTCGGATGGCACCCTTGCTCCAACAGAGTTCCTTGCAGGTGACTACGACAACACAAACCTCGTTATTACCATTGCCCATTCTGACGAAGACACTGGCAAGATCGACGGTACAGTGAAGGTGAACAACGTTGCTTACTCTAAGCCTGTTGAGACTACTGTAAATCAGATTCTCTCTATCGAGGCTACCGACACCACCAACTACAAGTTTGTGAACTGGAGCAACGGTTCAACCGAGAAGAAGATCCAAATCACTGCCACCGGCATGAACATGGGCTTGACAGCCTTCTTCAAGAAGAACGGCTAATCTTTCAACGGAGTTTCTTTCACTCTATATTTTCAGGGCGACGGTCGTGGCTGACCTGACGGAACATGCTACCCCGTCGCCCTTCTTTTCCAAACAACAACACAAAAACTCATAAGAATATGGCAGTACAAGCAACATGTCCTGAGATTATGGATATTTTCGCCGCTAAAGAATGCTTAGAAAACTTTGGCGGTCTTGGCGTTAATGTGTATGTTTTCAACAAGGGCGACCTCAAAGCTCCTTTGAAGGCAGAAAAAAACATTTATCCTGCGCTGACTACCGAGTCGTTCAACACAGGCAAGGGCCTTTACAAATTCGAATGTAAGGAGGGTAGTCAGGGACACTCTTTCGAGTCGCTTGGCCGCAGAAACGGCTTCAAACAGCAGCTCGACTATGTACTTGAGAGCGTAAACGCAGAAGCAGCTGAAGTAGCTCGCGCACTGAATAACCTCGACCTTGGCTATATCGTCCAGGATGGCACGAAGAGCATCATTGTATACGACCCTCAGCATAAGTTTGAATATGCTTCGGGTGGTATCAAGGGCGACACTGGTAAGAAAGCCGAGGACGACCGTCAGGTCGAACTTAGCGGAACTCTCCAGCCTACAGCATACGGACGCTATGAGATTACAGAGCCTGAGACAGGCGGTTGGGACTCGCTTCTCGCTTCAAAAAAAGAGTAAGCGATATTGACGCACAGAGCGAGGACAATATCGCAAAAGAAGTGCTCGACGATACCGATTCTTCTTTCTTTAGTACAAGCGACGAAGAAGGAACAACGGCAAAGAAGAGCAAGAAATAATCGCTCATACGAGGAAGGTTTTTCATCATACGACAAATTCCCTGCATCTATCCTTTATATAAAAGGTATAGATGCAGGGATTTTTTATTATATACATATTAGTATTCTGACAAAATAATACTAAAATTAGCATTTCTAATATCAAATGTAAACTAAATAAAATAATTACTGTTAATTTTGCAATTAGAGAAGCTTTTTTAATTACATTGTTGTAAATGTAGAATAACTAAAAATATAGAGTTTATGGAATTAAGACATTTACGCTCCTTTGTTTATGTCGCCGAAACAAAGTCGTTTAGTACGGCTGCCACACGTTGTTGCGTCACCCAGTCGGCGGTAAGTCAGCATATTCGTGCCCTGGAGGACGAGTTGGGCTGCAAATTGCTTATCCGCACATCACACGGCATTATGCTCACCGAAAGCGGCGAAGCCCTGTTGCCTCGTGCAAAAGAAATACTGAAACAGACCGAGGACTGCAAAGAGCAAATCAACGCCCTCAACAACTGCATGACCGGCGAACTGCGTATAGGCGTAGGTTCGTTTATTGCTCCATACGTCCGCATGGCAGCATTGATTTTTATGGAGAGATACCCCAACGTGCGTATCAATGCCGACTTTACTAAAGCCTACATCCTCAACCAATCGCTAAGGGCGCACATGTTAGACCTTGCGTTCACAATGAATATGGCATACCGCCACGAAGGGATAGAGTCGCGACCCTGCATACCTTTTAATGTGTATGCTATCATGCGCGACACCCATCCGCTTGCCTCGCTCTCAAAGGTGTCGTATGAGGACATTCTGAAGCACCCAATCATCATGCCCGACATAGGCGAACGTGCCATTGAGACTTTTCAGCAATACATACAGCGCGACCTATATAAGCTCAATATCAAGTGCATCATCAGCGACCCTGACGAAGCTCTTGCTTCCGTGGAAGAAACCAAGTACGTCACCTTTATGCCTAAGCTCTACCTGCGCAACCACCCTACCCTTGTGGCACGTCCAATCGTAGGAATCGAACAGCAGTTGATGAGCAACCCCCACTGTATGCAGGACGTACCAAAGAAGCGAGCCGCACAACTCTTCCTCGACATCATCCGCGACGAAGTGGTGCCATACATTTCTGTAGCCGAAGAGTCGCAAGGGAAGTTCACACCGCCACCTTGATAGTCATTAGATTTTCTTATACCGAACCGAGTCTCACGTTAGCAGCGTGAGGCTTTTTTATTTAAGTATTAGTCGAAATTATACGTTATATCACCTCAAGAACACTTAATAAGAAACACTTCGCTCCCACCACTTTCTCCCATACCTTTGCAATAAGTTCAATAATGAACGAAACCAAACACAAACAACTATGCAGATTAAAACTAACGACGGCAACTATGATGTTGCCAGCAAGGGACTCGGCAACACAGCCCTGGGTCTCGGCATCGCAGGCTTGGCAACGAGCCTGTTGGGAGGCAGCGCCTCGCTTCTGGGCATCGGAAGAAACAACGGCATGACAGCCAATCCTACCGACCCTGATGCGCGTTTCGTAACTAAGAGTGAGACTATCCTCATTCAGGAGAACAGCACTCTGAAGACTGAACTTGCCATTCAGAAGAGCGAGAACTACACCGACAAGAAGCTCGTGGAAGTGACACAGTATCTTGACACGAAGTTGCGCCGTGTAGAAGACAAGGTAGACGCTAACAAGGATGCGCAGCAAGCCGTCAACGCACAGCAGATGGCTTACAATGCGGCTGCTAACGCCAGCATCGACGTGCTCAAGTCGCAGGTGGCATCGTTGTCGAGCGTAACCAAGTTGTTCATCCCTTCAACCAACGTATGCCAGACTGGTTGCGGTTGCGGTTGCGGATGCAATCAGTAGGAGAATGACGTAATCCAGTTATATATATGGAATACAAGAACTCACAAATCTTGGCGGCAGTCGTGTCCGAGTGGGCACGGCCCGCCATTTCGCAGATAGCCGCAGGCAACCTCATGCGCCTGCCCATGCTTCAGTCTCTGCAAGCCACCATCAGCTCGTTAGGCATTGTCAGTGGCAACTATGCCCTACAGAAAGACATCGAGCCGCTTATCCAACCCATCGTCAACTCGCTTGTCGCACCTATGCTTGCCCGATATTTCGGCCAAATACCCGAAGAGAGCATACCGCAGATGGCACACGACATAGTGGAGAAGATGCGCGGTAACGGACCGCTGTCTGTGCTCGAAGGCATGGTGACGTTTGAAGAAGAAGATCTCAACGAGCTTGCCGATCTTCTCGACAAGAACCTACCCGTAGGGCAGACGCAAGGCTATCAGGTAAAACATTGAACAGAGTAACAATACCAGCGGCGGCAAGCATCGTCGCTATAATAAAACAGAAACGATTATGAACAAACGTACCATTCCGGCTATCATCATAGCCACACTTGCGGCAGGGGCAACTGCCGCCCCACCCTATTATGATGTCA